GGTCATTATGGCAGAGCCTATGACTATGACAGAAGCACAGAAAGTGCTTGGTAGAGAACTAAAACCGGCAGCCGCTAAAGAAGATGGCTACTTAGTAAAGTACAAGGACGGATATAAGTCCTGGTTTCCAAAGAGTGTGTTTGAAGAAACATACAGACCATCAGAAACCGTCCTTGACAAACTCAAGATAGAACGTATAGAACTGAAAGCGCGTATAAAAAAGCTTGAAGTGTTTCTGAAACTGGGCGAAGACGAATTGCCGTATTGTTTATACAAAGTAATGGAAAAGGTAAGTATACATCAGACAGTACTCGCTTTCGTTCAATACTGCTACATGATAAATTATCTCAAGGTGTTGGAACTAAGAATTAACACACATTATCTTCTTGACGGCGACATTCCAGAGTATCAATATCTTTAAAACAAAAGGGGTATAGTATCAAACTATACCCCTGTTGTATAGTAAAACTACCACGGTATTCTTTCCGTGTTGGTCCAAAGTCCAAAACGAAAGTTGATGGCTATACATAGAGTTAATTAACATTTTTAAAATTTTAAATCATTATCAAAATGAAAAGAAAATTTAGTATTTTAATAGTGTTGCTCATAACAGCACTAGCAGTGTTCACAATCACATCATGTAAACACAAATCTGGTCCACAACCGGATGCGGATGAAATAGCGACATCTATTACGTCCGAAGACGTTGAGTATGTTCAAGCATGCTTGGACAGAATCGACCAGAAAGAATTTAAGAACAAAGAGTCTTTTATGGCTGTTGTTGTGACAGAGCAACAGTCGGCAAAAGCGGATTCTGTAATCCAACATGTGCCGATAAATATACTTAATCGTATAACGGACGTTGTATATAGCAAATACGGTATTATTACGAAACACCTAGTTGCTAAAGAATATAACGAGAATTACGATTCTGTATACAAGTATCTGCTAGACAGTAACGGTGAACTAAAAACCGATATTAACACATACAAACCAGATACAACGGGGGTACAAGATGGAGAATAGAGCATTGGTTGTGTTGTTTAATGGGAACGAAGTCCCCAACAACATTATCGAAAGAATTTCTAAAGAGATTTCTACATGGTGCGAAACTGATATTGAAAAAATATCAATTTTCGCTCTAAGTGCAGACGATATTACGAAAGTAATTGTCAAAAATTATTATGTATCTAAAGAAGACACTACAGAAAAGTGCAAGACGTGCGATAATGCTATAAAAGTATTAGCTAACGATGTTGGTATTAATACGACAGTAACAGCATTTGTAGTAAACTTGTCTACAAAACTTATGCGTATATTAGACCGAAAGAGAACCTTAGGTCTTACAGAACGAGATAAAGCTCTCATAAAAGCTCTTAATGTATTAAGAGTTGGGGGACCTCGCTCTGAAAGAGTATGTGACAGATACTCCTATACGAAAGAAATAGACAAAGCACTTAGAGAAATCTGTAACAGAATATTTGACGAAAATGGCGAAATCAAGGAATGATCGTATAAATCACGATCCTTTTGAGAGAATGGAACGACGCGCTAAGGTTAAACCTTATAAGCGTCAGAGTAAACAACACATCTTCGACGACATCGACGATGACGAAGAAGAGTATATAAACTACTAATGTACAGAATCGACGTATACGAAAGAGTAAAAGAAAACAAGAAGCGTTTATACACCTCTTGTTGGTATCCATTAGAGACAGAAGCAACTGCTGCAAGAAAAGCTCTAATGAGCATACCAAAAGGTCGATATTGTCAATCGTTTGGCGAAAATCGACCTGTAACACAAAAAATATTGGGAGGTTGGGTTTGCTCAAATCCCATAAAAGACGATCGTTACTAACCCGATCATACAACTAGGTTAGGAAGTTAATTAACAATTTAAATCATTATCAAAATGGCAAAGAACGAAAAAACAACAGCACCGGAGAACAACGCACAGTCACAGGACACAACTCTTGACACATCATTCGAGAACTTGAAGAAGGGAAATTTGATTTCTCAGTCAGTTAACGAGAAGGCTCTCGAAGAGATAGCCAAGTCCAAGGAGGAGAATCAGATTCGTATTGCTAAGAATGCAATCAAGGAAGCTGAATACAACAACTTGAAGACTGTGATCCGCTTGCGCAACCAACGTCGCTTGGCAAAAATCGATAAGAAGCTTGCTGACGACACGTTAGAATTGCTACAAGGACTTGTAGGCAAGAAGGACGACAAGGGTAAGTTTGTTGCCGGCACTCTCACTCCAACTGAATATGAGAAGAAGAAGGAGGAGATCATCAAAGCTGCAAATGACGAGCGTGAGAAAGCTCGTAAGGTATTTCAAGAGGAGACTTCTGAATTGCAAGGACGCTTCCCAGACTACTGGTGTTATGAGAACGCTTGGGATCGCAAGATCTACAGTAGCCGTTGGTAAACCACTATTTCCAAAGTGCAGAATCTCGAATCAGTCACTTTATATACCCATTGGACTTTTGTAAGGCGCGATGCGGTTAAAGTATGGGTGAAATATTGATGAATTGACATTGACGCTTAAAGAGCCTAGAGCCAGCGGGAAAAGAACTCTCAACCAGGGAGAATAAACTATGGTCACTAGATCAACAATTAACATTTGTGAACCATCGAGTCGTATGTGAGTAGGTTCGGTTGAACTAAAAGCATCCAAATGTACTGTCAAAGTGTTAACGTTTGCAACGTCTAAGAGTCTTGGAACCATGACATTATTGCAACTAAGATATTTATGTACTAATATAATACTATAATTGTACGTCATACGGAGAGATTAAGAGCAGCTGATCTTATGATTCCAATTGATGTACGATTGTAGTATTTAACATGTACACAACTATGATGGGTCTGATCAATTCATCATAGTACAAAATGAAATCGTTTGAGTATGAGTTAATCTATTTGGACGAGGGTTCGAATCCCTCCACGTCCACGGTCTTCAGCCAACTTTCTGGTGACCACCCGATTGATGGACAACCTGAACATGTTGTAAAACTGTTCATTAGGGCGTGTTTGGTTTTGACAGATAGAGGAAGTAAATACGAGATTTCAGAATTCGATAAATCAGAACAATAACATTGTTGACTATACTCACGTAGCGTAAGTATGAGTCCTGACAATTCCTTGAGTCAGTTGGAAGAATAGGATGTTAGAGAAGTACTAATTAGGAGTTGTAGGAGTTCGAATCTCCTCTTCTCTTCTAAAACTTTTATTATGAAAGGATATAAAGGAATGATAAAAGATCGGTTAATACCGACATGGAATTTAGCACTATTATGGTGTAGCGCAAAAACAAGATGGTTAGACCTTGTATATGATATACATATTCGTAATATTGACAATCGCCTCAAATCAGAAACCTGCAAAGTAATAGCTGGTAGAAAAAACAAAGACGGCATACAATTGTCATTTATGAGTACTATATCAAACGATAATTGTTTTAGAGCAAACAACCCAGAAGAATACGAATACTGGGAATCCATAAATACATGGGTTAAATGGTTTGCACGATATAGTTTATATTTTTCAGATGATCTTAAACGGTTATCTGAAAAGAAATTTAAGGAGCGATGGAACATCGATACTAAATTATATAAATTTCTAATAAAAAATATCAATCTATTATGATTAACAAAGGTTTTCCAGAAACACCTGGGCTATATATAGCTCAACGTGATTATGATGTAGTCTTAATAAAGATTACAGGTATGTATCCAACACTTGAGTTGGGTAAATGTATCAACATAACTTCGTTGATATGTGGAAACACAATAAAAGAAGCTTCGAAAGAAGTAATAAACAGTATTTTATTGTTCAGCGACAAGTGGAAATTTACTATGTTGAAAGATATAAACGTAAGTGTGTTTCCTAAAACATCATTCAAAGCAGATGGTAACTTGGATCTTAGTACCGACGAACGCTTGATGCTTCGTAATACGTATTACCGTATGGTACAAAGTGGAGTATCATCATCGAAAATTATTCGTGCTCTTATGTACGAATATAAGACATCAATGGAGCAAGTTATAAACTTGTTAAACAAATTTGATCACGATTCGAATTATGTTGTTTGATGGTCCTTTCATACGTTATCTAGACCAAGACACATTAAGAGAGAAATATAATACGGTACGTAAAGTAGCATGGGCGTATAGATATTTTATCTACGACAGCTCTGTCTGCATTTTTCCGTTTAGTAGACAACGATGTTTGTCAAATAAATCTCTCAAAGAATGGTTAAACTGGGTAAATAGAAATATTATACTCAATCTTGGTCTAGATTCTGAATCTACAACTCGCGTAAAATTGCGTATAGCTGCAAGTATGTTGAATAAAGTAGACAACTTGACAGACATTGAGAATGTGCAAATATTTACAAATCTAAAAGATAATATCAACAAAGAATTGTCAGATATCGTCTTAAGTGAGTTACCTTTTTAAATTGTTTGATTATGAAAACACCCAAAATTACTCCAGAAGAAATTGGGATAATCAAAGATGCCAAAGCCGGTAAAGAATCGGCATTCAATTTGATATATTATAAATATAAAGATTTTGTAATAAATCTTTTATATCAGTATATAAATGATTATGATGAGGCTAAAGACTTGTCGAACATTGTATTCTTGAAAATATATCAAAAACTCTCGAAATTCACAGACTATTCTTCATTCGGAGGATGGTTGAGAATAATGACAAAAAATACTGCCATTGATTATTTGCGGTCGTTGAAAAACAAAGCAATATCAATAGATGACAAGGAATCAGGTATACAATTATCAGATGTTACCAGTACTGTAGATGAAAATACTACTCTGACATACGATAATATGGTCGAAATATTCGATCAGTTACCAGAACATAGCAAAAGAATTGTCAAACTATACTATGAAAATGGTATGACAGTATCTCAAATAAGTAAAGCGATAAATGTGCCAGTGGGAACTATAAAGTCATGTCTACACAGAGTTCGCAATAACCTAAAAAAACAACTGAAACTATGTTAAATCTTCTAACATTCTTCGTAGGAATAGTTGTTATATTCTTGCTTGCTCGATACAACAAGAGTAACAAATTATTCTGGATTCTGCTTATCTCAATGATGAGCGGGTTTATTGGCGGTACAATTGCAGCCAATATTGGAAACAATAAGGAGAGTAACGTAGAATGTGTTTCACAGGATCTGACACTTAACAGCAGTATGCCCACTGCTCAATTCCTGTTACCTAGTAACACCGAAGAAGTAGTTCCTACTTGTGAAACACCGGTTGTACATTATTGTACCACCGAATCTACAACTCTTAGTGGTGAACAAAATTTCTCACCTCTTTATGGTGATGGATTAGTTCCATTTATTTTTGACTCGTCTTGAATTTCAAAACGATTCCAAGACCATCAACTATAAATTAACATATATTAACGTTTTAAATAATTATCAAAATTATGGCAGCTAAAACTAAAAATAACAAAACTCAAAAGAAGACAACTAAAGTAAATAAACCAGCAGCAGCTCCAGCAGAAGCAGCTGTAGTAGAAACAGTCGAGACAACAGTAGAACCTCCTAAGAAGGATCAAGTAAATCCTTCACAGATAAACGCAAAGAATCTTGTAGGTGGTACCCAGTCGTCTCTCGATGCAAATCATCGCGTAGATCTGTTGTGTCTTGCTGACGATATCTTTCGCAAAGACCCAGATGCAGAACGCAAGTTCTCGCTAGAGGTAAGAGAGGGAGCGAATGCTATCGTTGCAGCCGGCGTTATCGCAGCAATTGCAGATGAGGCAGTATATGGTAATTCTACCTTCTCAGCAGTTCTTAACCATACAATGTATCCTCAGCTTCTTGTTGCTGCAAAGGATATGGGTATCACATTGCCGAACGTTAAGGCGTTGCCGGTTGACGAGAACGGTAATGTGACTGTTGACAGCAAAGAGGTAAAGGTGTCCAAGGCGGCAAAGGAGAAGCTTGCAGAAGAACATGCGATTGAGGACGAGCAGCCAGAGCTTGACCCTGTAAAGGTGGCAGCTATGAGTGAGGACGATCTCAAAAAGGCTCTTCAGTATCTGTTGATTGTCGGTCCTAAGAAGACCAATATCAAGAACACACTTGTAAGTGTTGTTGATTTCATGCGTACCTATCGCATGACAATGGCAGATAAAGCGGAGAACTCTGCTGAAGCAAAGCTGAAGTATGACGATTATACTGTTGACCAGTGGTTGATGGATGCATTCTCATACGTCAAGCCTACATTTCTTCTTCACGGTATCGGACGTGGTCTTATCACCATGGCGTCTTTCGACAAGAGTCCGATTTCTTCATTCTGTATTCTCAGAAAGTCTCTTACAGACCCTGAGACAGGACAACCTGTATGGGACGAACAGTCAATTGCTGACGCCGTTAAGGCGATCATTTATCTTGTAGCTAACAATACTATTGCTGACGAGCAAAAGAATCTTGACGCTCTTGATAAGAAAGCAAAAGACTATAAGGATGTAGCTGAGAAGTACAAGAACTCTATCCAGCACTATAAGGACATCTTGGGCTATGTAACGAATCCGGATCCAGAGATCGTCAGCTCTCTCATTGAGAAGATGGACAAGGATAAGGATCCTGGAGCCATTAAGATTTATGGCCGCATTAAGGATCAGTATTATCCGAACTCTGCTCGTGGCGGATTTAAGAACATGGATTACAATATTGTACAGCATGCTGGCATTATATGTAACATGTTCAAGCCGTTAGCTGACCGGGATGAGACCTATGCCGAGATTAATCTCCACGATCTTGTAGCGTATACTACAGAGGAGATTAAGGAGATGCGTGAGGCAGAAGCAAAAGCTGCTGCTGAAGCCAAAAAAGAAGACTCAAAAAACGCATAAAGGAGTTACGAAAGATTCGTAAAAAAAGACATATTCAACTAGTTGTCGACGATGTAAAAGATTCTTGTAGACGAGTAGCTACATCTATAAAGAATCTTTTGCATGTCGAACTAGATGAAGGTGGAATTCCAAAATTTGGAAGACGCATTCGCAACTCCTAAAACAATTAAAAACATTATCAAAATGTCAGAAATTCATATCGGTAGTAGAAAAAGCTTAGAAAAGTCATCAACAATTTAGACGCCCGAGGTTATACACATAATCTTGACGTATCGATGATGGTACCTAGACATAATGGTATTACTGTAATAGTAGACCATGAAAAGAAAGAAGCTATCGCTTAACACATTATCAAAATGAAAAAGTTAACAACAATTATTTCATGCTCAATGTTACTACTATACGGCCTATTAGTAGGAATAAACAATAGAGCAGATCCTGGTGTAACTATACAAGCTGCACCAGTGATGCCTGTAATAGGGCAATTGCCATATGATCTCCAGCTGAGTCATATGAAACGTGATCCTGTCAATCCTGAGACAACATCACAAGTGTGCAACCATAAAGAGAATGTAAAAGTGGTGAAAGTACCATATGCAGTACATGATACGTTGTATGTACCTATATTGTATATTGCTTCATCAAAGGTTCGTGAGGAGCAAACCTGCAGTGATTCTCAAGCTAAATATGTTGTAAGGAAAGCTAGCCCTGAAGACATAGACTGCGAAACGATATTCACTCCGGGAGAGAATGATTACGATCATTCAGTCGAAGACACCTCCGTCAGTACATATAACGAGTCTCATTAGCTCGTGTACGAAATAAACTTGATCCGAGAATATGTTAACCTTCTCAAAAGGCGAGATAACTCAAAAGGTAGGATGAAATGCATATTATGTGAAAAGTAATATGTAAGTGGGGAGAGCGTTGTATCAACCCCAACAGCGTTATTGAGAACCGTCTGGCGAATAACGACTTAGGAAGACGCGTAAGTCTCAAGAAGAGCAAAATGAACCGGTAGCTAATACTCTTTGTAATTTTGATGTGGATTACATTGGTAACCGTATACAAGTGCTGAACACATAGACTTCCAACCTCTATGTGATACATCATTGCTTAATCTAGTGTTCCACAGGTCCAAACTGTGTATGAAGGGATGAAAATTTTATTAGGGTATAAGATAGAATAGAGAAGGACTTGGTAGGTAATATGTGAGTCAGATCATATTATTGTCAGTTAGACCAAGCTACGCAGTAAACGTAGTGTCCAGGGATAAATCTGTGCTGTTCGATTCAGCAGCCTTTTGAGCCAAAGAAGGGTCCAGGGATGCAGTAAAGAGTTGAGGCTGAGAAAACTATTCGCTTATAATGAGATAAGACCGCCAGGCTTTGGTCGTTTATGCGGTATATAAAAGTAAAATGACTAGGTGCGTATGGCAGCTGCACAGCCTCTAGAGTCGGCGTTCATAGGACTGAAGACAGGATTATAGTACAAGACATTAGCAATCTTAGTATTATATGAAATATGACATCATAGGTGGCTACTTGACAGCCAAACCAGCCGTTTTAATGTTTTTGAGGGGCTTTCTAAAAACATACATTGAGTAAATAAGAGCAGCATTCCAGTTGTAATCAATTACCTCAATGCCAATAAAAATATCAAATAATAATATACACATGTTCATATATAATATATAATATCTATTATTCTCTATACAGAGAAAAAGAACCGAAAGGAACAATGATAGTTATTGTACATAATAATAGTGCATATATTATGAGCATAAGTATGTATATGAAAAATTTTGATATTATGGTGTAGGAACAAAACTACATATTAAGTATTAAAGTAACATGTTTAACAAAAATCGATGTCCTCAGATAGTGAAAAACTTATGTTGTAAATAAGGAGTAACGAGGTCTGAAAGTTCGAGTGCCAACCGTTATGATAACCAGCCTAAAGTATACATCCGCAAGTGTATGCGTCAAGCGAAAGGTAGAATCAGTACAGAAAATATAGTAGGCAGCATATTATTAAAATGAGAAATCATACTAGCAGTGCGTAAAGCGTATGCCTGTGGGAGACTTAACCCACCACGGTCTACACTGTCTCTGTAGGGCGTGAAAATAATATGTGGGTGATAACATATACATATGTACGGGGCTGAAATCCCCAATATTCGTGCACTATAAATAGAAGAAGGTTTTTAGCAAGGTTTTCCATCGAATAACCGCCGTAGAGTCGTAGATACCCCCTGAAGGCTAGACTGTTCGATAATGAAACGTGTATTGATTATTCTACACAGTACTTAGAATAGTGGCAGATGCGCCTAAACAGTATCGTAAGACTGTACAGCATCGGAGAATGTTTTCTTAGTTTTAGGAAATGCACAAGGAAGATATTCTCACTTTTTATTTTTGTGGGTAATATTCATCATCTCAGCCAATGAACCCTCCACGATTCCAGAAACATTAGAGCGTTGGACGGATGATGAATATAAACTTTATTTCAAAAAATTTAGTTTTACTTATAAGATTTAGTACATGATGTACACCGGTCATTCAAAGCTTTCCGTGAGAGATCCGGGTCTGTCGTATATATCTATATGAGGCTAAGCTATTCCTATCGTTGGAATCCACATATAGTGACTTACGCTTATAAAGCGGTCATAAAGAAACTTGACACTGTATAAAATAAATCTTGAGTAGCATCAAACGATGCATTTATAGCTTTCTCTGAGCTGAGAGGAGAATTTTTACATAATTTATCGTGGGTGTAATCAAACACGATATCAAAAAGGATAAATTATTATGAATAACGAAACATTAAACATCAATGTAAGACTTGTAGAAGACAACAGAGTAAATATCAGCAATTTTGGATCGCTTTACGGTAAGCGAATCTTTAAGGCTATTAAGGTACCATGTGACCTTGATTTTAACAAGAAGCTCCGCGATGCAAATGAGAATCACGGATTAGTAACAAACCGCACACCATTCCGATATAAGATAGTACCTATCGACATTATCGGTCTCGATTTGGATAAGGATGTAGACGGAACCAATGTTGTGGTTATCAACAGGGGTCGTGTCGATGATTCAGGCGAATCTGTAGAGGTTCGTTGTCCAATCGACAGTGAGAAGTTCACAAAGGATGTCACTACAGACACTGTGACAGACGCTCTTAACAAGAAGGATTTTACAGTAACTTATTTTGCAAATGCAAAGAAGCTTGCTGAGGCATTGAATCCTGCTAACGCCACTGAGATGCGTCGTATCGACGAGCTCACGAAGGATCTTGAGAAGATGCGTAAGATGATTCAGGATACATTCGACAAGAATATATCCGGAGTAAACGATTATTATCGCCAGCTCGACCAGAAGAAGAGCGAGGTGCATGTAAATGTAACTGTTGATTAATGAAAAAGATTAGTCAGAGAAGTAAACTGCAAATACAAATTCTATTCTTGGATCCGGCAATCAGACGGAATTTGATTGACGAGTCTAAGAAAGAATTATATAGTCGCGTATCCATTAATGAAGATGGTTCTATCACATTTGGAAAGACAGGGTGTCTTTGGTGGAATCATCTTATAGGAGATGAAAAGACTATTTCTTTTGCAGACTTCGCTATTAAAACAGTTGCAGCTCTTGCAGGACAGGAACGTAATATCAACGATGTGATACTCAAAGGCTTGAGTGAGGAGGTAATACGTAATGCTGTAATGCGAGAAGAATATGACACTGTAGTAGATCGTTTATTTGATGCCGCAAGGTATGGAGTCAAAAGCCCGTTAAATACAACGGGTTTCTCTGTTAGTGATAAAATAGATAAACACATTAAGATTGAATCCAAGGATGGTATTAAAATCGCACGCTTGCCGGGATCAGGCGATCCTCTGTGCGAAATCAGAGTTGGAGTCAAAGGTGTGGATTTCTTTGAGTAGTCTCTTTGTAGGTTAAACAGGAGTTTAATTACAAGTTTGATTGATTACTATATATTTCACTTAAAGTTGGGACATGTTAATATCCCAGCTTCGTTACCTTCATGGCGTAATTGGCAGCCGCTACAGACTTAAAATCTGTTGTCCCATGTGACGTGCGGGTTCGAGTCCCGCTGGAGGTACAAAATTTTAATCGTAAGAGTGTTTTAATTTTGTTTTCATTTTATTATTTTATTTACCTCACGGTTCGTGAGAATAGTGAGGGTTTTGCCATGTTGTATTATAGATAACAGGTGGTGCAAGTCCACACATGGCGCTAGGTAAACGATTTTTCAAATTCATATTAACATGTTTAATTTAAATCAAATCTAGTATGAATAAGAACAAATCAATGAAATTAAGCTCAAAGGATATTATTATTGCTCGTGATAACATTTGTAAGACTAAAACCAAATATTGGCGTATTATACGTTCAGAGAACGTAATGAGCAAGAAGGCAAAAACTGCCGGAATGGGTTCAGGTTTTGACCTAACACAGTTGTATAATGAGATTACACAAATGTCAGATACTCTCATTAAGATTAAACTTATGTTGAATGCCATTAATAATGGTATCAAGAAGTTCGATTTTGAAGAGGCTAAGAAGACACATTATTATACAATTTATGCTGCATGCGAGAAGAAGGAGCAACTTGCTCATTGGGAGGAGATTCTCAAGAAGAGTACAATTAATCCTGCTACTAAGGCTAAAGCTGGTATAAAAGGTACAGGAAAGATTGAGATTTTCACATCAGCGAAGATTGCTTCTATTAAGAAGAAGCTGCAACTCGAAATAAACAAGCTTGACGCAGATATTGCTAAATTTAACGATACTGCAGAGCTTGAGACATCTGATATAGATGATATAAATCGCTATAAGATAGCATAAAAATAAAATGCCTTATGAATATGGTCAGCACTAAGATGCACAGGGTCGGGTCCTGTTATGGCAACACTTAAAATAAACAATTTTAAGGCACTTTCAACCATTTTGTGATAAGTTATTCACAACGAACGTCAAAATGCGTTAGAACGCACGAGAAGTGCCTTAGAATCAATTTTATAACCCCTTAAAAGCATAATCAATATGAAAAAGAAAGAAGAAAAGAAAACAGCAATAGAAAAGAATCTCGATAAAGTAAATAAAAATACAGAAATAGTAAATAAATTTGACAACTTTTGTAAAACCGAAAGGGCTAAAAAACTCGTTATAGATGTTGAAAGGCTTGGTATGTACGACCTGCTGAAAAAGTACGGATTGCAGTATCTGAAGAAGATACGACCGAATAATTCACCATCCGCCATACGTGCATTTATACGATACAGGTTGGCAAAGAACAAAGTATTTAGAGATTATACTCGAATAAACAACGGTGTATTTACACCTCGTAAAGATATAAATTTTAAATTACCTTGGAATCTTACAAAAGACGAAATCAAAGCTATTTGGAAAAACAAACCTACTAAATTGGGATATGCTGAACGTTTACACATGCTCGAAAATCATAAAGTAGACAGGTGGGAACGTAAACACAAGCCTACATTTGAGGAATTGAAACAGGATTTATTCCCCAGAACATTGATACAAGGTTTTCTCGACCTTAGAGACAAAAAACGAGAGATGATACGTGAGGATTTATCAGCATTATATCCTCCGAAAGACAGTTGTATAGTCACTGTAAGATTTTATAGTGACGACGGAACTGTTATAAATGAGAAACTATTTGGTCATATGTACGACCCTAAACATATAATAGATTCACATCCTTCATATTATACCACAAAAGACAAACGCATTAAGGAGCTCGCTAGTAAATTAAAAGAGAAAGCTACAAATCGCCATGGTGATGACCTCATCTGCCTTAAAGTCTTTTGTCATAACGGTACCAGTGTTGGTATGTGGATCTAACACCTAAGCCAATCTCGCGGTTGGAACCCTATTCTATAACCAGTCTTTTTGGCAACTTAGTATCAGTATTTGTTTGATTATTCGCGGTGGATAGACATCAGGTTCAAGTCCTGAATAGGGAACATTATTAATAAGAATCATAGAATCATGCTAATACACAACAAAACAGTTATGATCTACGATATTGAAGTTTTTCCTAATGTTTTTCATTGTGTTGTAAAAGATACAGATAACGAGAAACTATATAAGTTTGAAATATCCGAAAGGATAAATCAGATAGAACAATTAGTAGCTTTCTTTACTAATAAAAACTATCTCTTATGTGGTTATAATAACAAACATTATGATGATGTTATTATAAATTATATCATAGATTATGTTGACATTATGTTGCATAAAAGCATATATGATATAACAAAATCGCTATTTAATCTTTCACAAACGTTGATAATATCGGAAGACGGAAATATCGATAGGATTAAACGATGGAAATACGCTAATTATTTCGAATCTATGGATTTACTTACAATGATGTTTAGTTCTAAGCTCAGAGTAGGATTAAAATCCATGCAAATCACTATGAAGTACAACAACGTGCAAGAATACAATGGTGATTTTAATTCATTTTTACCGAAAGATAAAATTGACGAAATGATCAGTTACAATATAAACGATGTGGAATCAACTTGTGCATTATTTGCACAGCTAGTCGAAAAAGGAGACATTGATTTACGATTGTTTATAGAGAAAGAATATGGATTTAATGCACTTTCAATGGATAGTGTTAAGTTTGGAGAAACATTGCTAGCTAAAAAAGTTTGTGAAGAATTACACATAAACAAAAGACAACTAGAACAAATGCGATCTCCAATGGACAACATTCCTTTGAAAGATGTTATATTACCATTTATAAAATACAAAAATCCAAAATTCCAGGAAGCCCTTGAAGATATGAAAAAACAAGTAGTATCTTCTATAAAAAGGCCTGGAGAAAAAAACTACGAGAACAAGTTTGTTGTCTCAAATGTACGGTATTCGATAGGTGTTGGCGGAATACATTCGCTAAACGACCCTAGAATATACGTTCCTAAAGAAGATGAATACTTAGGGCACCTTGATGTTGCTTCTATGTATCCGTCCTTCATTGTGCGCTACGGGTGGTTTCCTAGGCACTTAGGTAAAGCAGGCCTGGATGTATATACTCAGATTTATCATGAGAGAATACAAGCCAAGCATAGCGGACAGAAACATAAGAATCTAGCGCTAAAGCTTGTTCTTAATTCTGTCACAGGAAAAATGCAGCAAGAGACTAGTTGGATGTACGATCCATTTAGTGTGTTTAAGATTAGAATAAACGGGCAATTAATTCTACTAATGCTTGCAGATATACTTCTGGAGCATTCTTGTGAGATTGTACAAGTAAACACAGACGGTGTGATGTTTATTGCTAAAAAGGCGTACAAAGATGCTATAATGGAATCGGTAGCAAAACTTGAGCAATTAACAAAACTCTCTTTCGAAGCAGATAGCTATGAAGCGTTTTATCAGTTCGCTGTCAATGATTATTTTGGTGTTATTGACGGATTCTCTCAATCTAGAGATCCAAAACTGATAGAAAAAAAAGGTATGTTTATAACAGAGCCTGTATTGGGTAAAGGGTTAGCACCGACCATTATCCCAGAATCTGTTATAAACTACTTTGTGTACAACATTCCTATAGAGGATTCTGTCAAAAACTGTACCGACATTTATAAATTTCTAATGTCACAGCGTGTTGATAAGAAATTTAAAGTTGAGTATAATGATAAATATATTCAACGTATAAATCGTTGGTATGCCAGTACAGACGGTTGTTATCTGTACACAGTTGATGAATCTAAAACACCATTTAAGTATTCGAACTTGTTGAAGAAAAGCGGTGTTACAATTCTAAACAAACTGGATGACAAACCGGTGGAAAAAAGAAAAATTAACTACCCTTACTATATTAGTGAGGCAAGAAAAATAGTAAATCAGCTGGAATGTAGACAGCTAGATTTATTCCAATCTTGTTAACCAAAGAGTATAAGAGATGATAGTGGAATTAGATACTAAACTTCTGGAACTTCCAGAAAAAATCAATTTAAATCAGTTAGTATTCCTTAGTATGGTATTGAATAAGAATCAAAGTACATATGATCAAGACGTTCGCAAGTTAGTCAGCCTTATGCGTGACGACGAAATACTATACTTAATCGACAAGGGTTTGGTTACTTCGATGGAGAGAAGTAAATCTATACTATATGAAGCAAGTCATAAACTTAAAGTCTTTATGGAACCTCCTAAAGACCAATTTGACTTGTTTTATGAAATGTATCCTATATATGTCTTACGTTCTGACGGAAGTAAAGCTTTCTTAAGGACAAATAAAAACAAATGTCGCAACCTTTATAATATACTTACGGGAGGTAATAACGCCATGTGTGAACATATTAACAAATGCTTACAGTTTGAAATCGATAAAAAGATGAAAAGTGGAAGTATGGGTTATATGAAAACAATGTGGCGGTGGTTGCAAGATAGACAATGGGAAGCCTCAGACGAAGAAATGAACAATACCGAGCAAAACATACAACATAGTTATGGAACAGAATTATTCTAACCTAAAGATTCGACCTATTTCTGTAGTTACAGATGAAGCTGTCAACTATATTACGGCTCGTAAGAACCACGATATAAATTCATTGGCTACAAGATGGAAGAAGTTGAATATGTGTTGTATGGGCGGTATTGAACCAAATTGTGTATATACAATTGCCGGTATTTCTGGAAGCGGTAAGAGTTCATTTGCTAACCTTATCGCAACTGATTTAATTGATATTAATCCTAAAGCAAATATCATTGTTTTAGTGTTCTCATTAGAGATGGTTGGATTTAGGCAGATCGGAAGAACGCTTTCTAATAAGTTACGGAAAACGACTTCTTATTTGTATAGTTCTCAAGAGGACCTTGATGACACTACATTCGAACAAGTCATTAATGTTTCCAATCAAATCAGGAATTACCCTATCTACTTCGTAGATGATCCTGGTACACCAGAACAAATAGATACTACAATTCAATACTTTTATAATAAATACGTTAAAGGTCAAAATAAACATTTTGTGATCATGTACGATCATACATTGTTGACTAAACGTATTGGTAGTGCTATAGAAACTTTAAGTGCTTTACAAGAAGTTTTTATTAGAACTAAAAAACTACCATTGACATCTGTAATACAATTATCACAGATGAATAGAAGAATTGAAGAGCCTGAAAGGATTAACAACCCTGCTTCACATTATCCGATGAGAAGCGATTTATCATCGTCTGATTCAATATTTCAAGCATCTGATTATGTGCTTGTTATACACAGACCTGAGATATTAGGTATACAAGAGTACGGTCCCAATCGTTTACCTACTTGTAACAAGGTTTATATTCACATCTTGAAAAATAGAGATGCCGGTAAACCTTGTATTCTCGAATTTGAAAACGACCTTGCTTTTAACAACCTAATAGAGTCTGAAGTTGTATCAGATAATAATTAACAATTTAAAGGCTGAAAATTATGAAAAAGTATACATTTAAGATCGACAATACTGCAAAGATGAATATTAATCCCAGTAACACTTATTCTGAGATTCTTAGTGACATTATATCTTCTAATATAAAGAAGAATAATCCATGGTTTGCAGACTTTGAGGAGACTCCGAAGCGTGCAAAGAATATTAATATTAACATTGATATCGCTCGCAAGCCGAAGAAAACGTATACATATGACAGTATCGATTATGGAGACATTTTCGATGCTATTAAGTTTATTTATGATTACAAGCGTGAGAAGCCTTCTTATGACTTCAAGCTTTCCGACGGAACGCCAGTAAAGATGTTCTCTGACGAGATTCAGATCGGTTATGATTTGATACCTCTTAACAACTTTACAAAGGCTTATTACGATCTTCTTTCTGAGGATACTCGTAAGCGCATCATCGATATTTACATCGATATTAAGCATGCAGCGTAATTGTAAACAAACGAACTAACAAATAAGATACATAGATACATGAGCGGTTTAATATTACCTACACAACCAATACCAGCAGTTTCAACTAATCCGAAATTTTTAATCTTGTACGGTCGTCCCAAAGCAGGAAAGACTAGTGCATTAGCACAACTTTCTAGTAATCTAATTATAGATTTGGAAGGTGGGTCCCAGTTTATAGACGCTATGGCTGTACAAGCTAGAAGTGTTAAAGATTTAGGAGAAATTGCACAAGCTATCCGAGCTAAAAACTCAGAAGCCGGACATAATTTTTATAGACGTATTACTATAGACAACGCTACTCGATTAGAGGAGATGTGTTTGTCGTATGCGAAGACTTTATATTGCCAAACACCAATGGGCAAGAACTACAAAGGAGACGATGTACGCACTTTGCCAAACGGTTCTGGATATATGTATCTAAGACAAGCTGTACGCAAAGTTTTAGATATGTTTAAAAGTCTTTGTGACGAGTTTGTTCTGATTGGACATGTTAAAGATGTTCAAATAGAACAGAATGGCGAAGAGCTTAGTCAAATGGCACTAGACCTTGTTGGAAAACTTGGTTCTATTGTATGTGGTGAAGCTGATGCTGTAGGATATGTTTATAGAAAAGGTAACGAGACTCATATAAGCTTCAAAGGTGGAGATGGAACCATCAAAGAAGCTAGAGCACCTCACTTGAGAGGTAAAGACATCATCATTGCTACTGGTAATGAAGATGGAACTATCACAACTTATTGGGACAGAATTTATAAATCAGAAAACTAATAGAAGATATGTTTAGTACTAAAACAGCCGTATTTGAAAGTTCATCAAATAAATATATGAATGCCGGAATTAATGACAATGTAACTCTTAAAGAAGTAAATGTCATGAAATCTCCAACCGGTCGTGATTACTTGGAGATAACATTTGAGGATGCTAATGGAGCAACAGCTTCTCTCACAGAGTGGAAGAACGAGAAGAACCAGTGGATTAAAACTGACGAAGATCTACAACGTCGTGATAATCAGCAGTTTGGACGAATGCTTCAGATTCTCAAATGTTATTTCGACTCTATCGAAGATGTAGAACTTAATACATTCTCTGACATGATAAATTGGGTTAAATCTAAGCTTGATTCAGTTATTGGAGGAAAGAAGCTTCTACGTCTTAAAACAACGTACGATAACAAAGGTTTTATTCGTGTATCAGCATATGGTACATTTGTAGAACCAATGGACGTAAAAGAAACTCAAATAGTATTAACAGGTCGTGACAAAACTGTCAGACCAGAATTCAAGGTAGACGATGAAAAGTCTGTCGATCCGCTTGCTGTATCAGAAAATGATGTACACAGTACCCCGGACAATACTATTGTAGAAGAGAAAAAGGATGATCTGCCCTTCTAATGCAGATCTGGTGGAGTGTTGACTCCAGTCAACTAAGAGTGGTAAATATGAACTTTGGGAGGATCGTAACCTCCTACCACTCCATAGGAAGCTCTATAAAGTCGACGTGAGGAGCAACGTAACACACAGGCTTTCTAATCGATGTAAGTCTAGCCCTGTTTCCAAGCGTATCTTGGATGTGTTCTGATGCATGTGGTTATATCAGGGGAAGAATGTTTATATATACAATATTGTGGCTCGACAGGTAAGGCATCAGCTATTAAGCTGACGTATGCAAGTTCGAATCTTGTCAATATGGATAATCAAGAGGTTCGAGTCCTCTCATTCTTACTACTAACTAAGAACTTTTAAGTCATGTATAGTACAAAAAAAGCAATTACGGACACAGTTCTACAAGATATATTAGAACTGTTGAACGATTATGATATCTACTCATATTATCTTGGTCAATTTAAAATAAACAAACTCATGAATAGTCCTTTGCGAAACGATGATAAAAATCCATCATTTGCAGTCTTTGTAGGACATGAGGGACGTTTGTTTTTTAAAGACCATGGTAATGGAATAGGTGGAAATGCAATAACGTTTGTAAAAACTATTTGTAATATACATTCAAAGGAAGAATTAGAAAAAGAACTTCTTAGGATTCTACGAAAGCAGAATCCTACAAGTAAAAGGGTTGATTATAAGAAGACATATGAGCCTGCTCACAATACTGTAATAGGTATAGCTAGACAACCGTTTAGTAACATCGATTTACAATATTGGAGCAGGTTTCATATATCTTTGAAAACTCTTGAAAGATATCGTGTTTATAGTATTAAGTATTTTCTTTGTAATGGAACCGTCCGAGGAGTCTACAAAGAAACCTGTCCTATGTATGCATATAAGGTATATGATCATTTTAAGATTTATAGACCTTTGGCTTCTAAGTATACTAAATGGCGTTCTAATCTGACAAATTATGACGTTCAGGGGCTTGCTGAAATACCTCAAGAAGGAGGTAATCTTCTCATCATTACAAAATCTCTTAAGGATGTAATGACTCTATATGAGATGGGATATGATGCTATTGCTGCGTCTAGTGAAACAACATTTATTCCGGATGAAATATTGGATAAGCTTAAGACTAAATGGAAAACAATATTGATTCTGTATGATAGAGATGCTACAGGAGTAAAAAAAGCTAGAGATTACAGTAGAAAATATCATTTTGATGCGTTCTTTATTAATAAGAAGTTTAAAGCAAAAGATATTTCGGATGCGGTAGAATATAATTCTTACGAAGATGTAAAACAATGGTTAAATAAAGAATTACAACGTTATGGGAACCTCTAAAGGAAGAGTGAGAAATGCGACAAAGGTCGATAAGTATGGATTACATTTTAGATCTAAACTAGAATGTTATACTTATGAAGCTTTTATGGAAGCAGGTATTCCTGTTAAATATGAGCCAAAGCATTTTACACTACTACCAAAATTTGATTATTTAGGAGAAAAAATACGCCCCATAACATATTTGCCGGATTTTATAGGTAAAGACTTTATTGTGGAGTGTAAAGGTCTTATGGGAGATTCTTTTCCTTTAAGATATAAACTCTTTAAATATTATTTGAAAAAACATCGAAGTAAAAAACGATGTTATCTTGTGAGAAATCACAAACAAGTTGACGAAATGATAAAAGACATTAAATGCAATGGACATTCTTGAAGAAGGACGAATAAGGAAAGAGCTGAATGACACTAAACAACAGGTTTATTCAGCTATATTAAATAGAGACCCAGAAACAGCTATGAATCTTATACGTAAAATTCAAGAATTGGATCATTTATTATACGACGAATGCAATGAGTGAATTAGAAATAACTCTTATTATTGTTTGTACTTGTATTATACTGATGTCAGTTGTGACTGGTACAATCATTGAAATAGTATTGAACCATAAGCTAGAAGAAAGAACCAAAGCTATACATTACTATAAATGGCATAACTTGTACAGAAAAGTAAGAGACATAATAGATAATGCAGAGTATACGGATTCTGAAAAATGTTCACAAATAAAAGGATATTTGAGATATGATGTCGGTTGAAATTCCTTATTACGAGGATAAATCTCGTATAAACAATACAGCGATAGGATGGCTCCTTTATGGAGGACCATCCTATTTTTATAAAAAGATGTCTGGTGAAATTCCAGACGAAGAATCGCGAGCTATGAGCAAAGGAACCATGATTCATATGTGGCTTTTGCAACCAGACGAGTTTAAAAAACATTATCGAGTTTCAGGTATGCAGAAACCTAAATCTCAGCAACAGGAGAAATTCTGTCAAGAGTTGGTCAGCACTACTGAAATAGAGCCTGATTTAGCCCTTCTAGATGCTTATAAGAAGGTATATAGTATAGTTGGTAAGTCTGAAGCTAAAATGCTCTCAGAAGCAAAGGAAATAGCCTCTACGTTGAATTCTTATATCAAATCCCTTAAAGATACAGAACACACATATATCACACAATACGATATGAAGTTGTTATGGTCTATTAAGCAGAATATAGATAAACATGTGGCAGCAAAACCTTTGTTAGATGATCCTGATGCACATCATGAATTTCATATAAACTGGACATACAGAGCTATGAATGGTGTTGTGCAATGTAAATCTCTTCTTGACAGTGTTAAGTTTGATATTGAAAAGAAAGAATGTACAATAATGGATTTAAAAACAACTGTGCATATACACAATTTTGAAAAAAGTGTTGAGCAATATGACTATTTCAGACAGTTTATGTTTTATCAACTGGCAGCAGAATGGTACATACAAAACGAACTACACCAGGATAGTAAAGGGTGGACATTTGGGGTCTACATAATTGCTATTGATACAGTGTCTGATAACGAGGTGAGGGTATTTGAGTTTGTTCCGGAACAACTTGAATCTCGTCTCGATGACATTGAATCTGCTATGTTTGACATAGTATGGTATAGAAATAGAGGTGACTGGACTCATACTCGCGGTTATTATGAAAACAACGGTATAGAATATTTGAATCTCTGAATCTTATGTCTACACAGATAAAATGTATCATTCCTTTCGCGGTTGATACAATAACTAAGGATGATATTACAAAACAAGCTGGGTTTGTCGATGCGTATATATACGATCAAAACAGACCCAGCTTAGAATATTGTTTATTCTTAATGTATGATGATACTGTCGATACAAGAGAAAGTAAGATTAGATGGATGAAAATCCGAGAACAAAAATCGCTACGTTCTGTAAAACATATAAGAGTAAACAATAAACCATATACGGTATATACACTTCAACTTTTCGATAGCTTTTCAAGATATTTGTTTAAAGGAAGAGTACCTACAGGAAATCGAGCAACCCGTGTTTTGCAATTTTGGGGACTCGATGATGACGACCTGAACAATCGTCTCCTAAATTCTTCTATGCAAATATTTGGAGTTGATAGATCGTCGGTACCAGAAGACGACTATGCTCCAACTATCGAAGAGTTTGATCGTATATACGAAAACAGGGTGATAGTTAGCAAATAACTACCACCCTCTTTTTTTAACCATTATTGGACTATGGAGAATACGCCCAAAATTTTTATTCTATAACGTCGTCTGTAGCTAAATCAGAATTTGAAATATCATCTGTCGCAAGAGACGGATCTTTATAATCTTTTTCTACTGGTGTATATCCAGCATCTTGATTCTTATATAACAACCTCCAAGGAGCAGTTTTAGCATACCATCCTGCAGACTTGTCAAGAGCTCTAGCTCCACCACCTCCTAATGATTTAGGCATTGTTGCAAACCAACCAGCTGTACCGAAAATTGAAAGAGCGTTCATTGTAGCTCTGTAAGACCGTGTATAGCCATTATATGCACTATTCGATGTTATGATTTCATTAGGATCGTGATCTGTAAGACCTAAGAAATCACCAAGTACATCAAATACACCAAATAATTTAGAAGTTGCACTAGTTAATGTTGTTATAGACGTAATCAAATCACTAACAGTCTAAGGATTATACATTGTAACACGTTCAATACCAATTCTCATGAAAATTGAATTTAACAAGAACCACCAATAATTATCATCGTCATCTGGATCCAACCCTTGACAATGTCTATTTACTAAAACAGACATTGTAACACAACCTGCAACGACAGACAATTCTAATAATATACGCTTAAGTGAATATAATTCCGCCATAGATATGTCAGACTTTTTAAGTTCTTCTTGTGTCATATTACTATATTTCAAGAAAAAGCGATTGAATCTAATTCTGTGTTTCTAAGCATCCCACACTAATCTTTTAAGAGCTTTGAGGTTACTCATATATATACCATTTTCAATGTGACCTGTCATAAAATTATAACCTCCTCTATAATAATGCTATTTTTTCTATTGTTTTATTTCACGACTCGTAAGATTTCTATCAGATATATCAGTAATAACATTTCCGGTTGTAGGATCGTAATGTTCGTCTGTACCAACAATAAAATCATTAAAATTCTTAAACCTTTCTCCAAATCCTACAAGCATAAATGTACGCAACATTGTAATGAAAGCTGTCCACGGATTAGTTTGCATCCACGTTTTATCTTCAGTATTAGCCATAAGTGTGATATTCTGTGAAATCTTTTTCGCAGCATTTCCAAGTTTTCTAAATTGATCTTCTGTCATACCACTCTTGAAAGCTAAGCTTCCATTTTTAACATATAAATAAGAACGAGCATTTCTTGCACTTTTGTAAGCTTTCACCGCATCTTTTTTAGACATCCCGTCTTGTATACAATGTTGTATATAGTCGTATTTATTTAAGAACGAAACCTACCCGTTGCTATCGGTGTACATTCTATAAGTTCTAAATATACTATTTACGTTAAAAGCTTTTATCGTATAATCTCCAACTTCAAATCCTTTCATCATTAAATTGTCAGAAAGAAGTCGTCTTATAGAAGAATGATGCATATTAGAAAATCTATGCTCTATAGGTTTTTCCATACCGAGAGCGTCTATAATAGCCATAGTTTTACTAAAAGATTTTCTTCTAGAAATACTAGCAAGCATTAATGGGAACTCTCTACATGTATCGAATACACCACACATAAGATCGCGCGCACCATAATATCTACCGGTAAGTGATTCTATAAACGTACTAAGCAAAGGATCTAAAAATGAAACTATCATAGATACACCTCTACCTGCAAGGTTTATAAGTGTTGAAGCACCTCTTGCGATTCCTAAACGTTTTAACAGAGTTTTAGGGCCACCTATGAATATACGTCTAATCTTACTTATATCTTCAACATCCTTGTTTTTCTTTGTATTGTTTTGATTTTCATACATTAATCTGTCGAGCATTCCTTCTACTACACGAGATTGATTAGATTCTCCAACATCGTTTTCCTTAATAGAATTTAATATAGATTCAAATTTAGATATATGTTTACTTTTAACGTTATAGTTAGTAGCCATTTTCAACATCGCTATGACACCACCAGCTAAGTCTGAAGATATATTTCTAGAATCATCTATTCTGTTTATATACCTAATTGGTATGTTTTTAATAGTACTGCCATCTGGTCGTCTATTGTATTCTGGAATATAATAATCAGTATCTATCTCAGTAGCGTTGGCAAATCTATTAAATACAGACCGTAGGTTTGATGCAAAATGAAAACCATAATCGTTTGATAAATTTCTTGTCAACATCGCAGCTGTGTTAGCTCCCATTTGTGGAAGTCTCATATCGTATTTACCAGAATACGGCAATATACTGTAAACATCCTACATACCTTTTACGAGCTTGTCGTATAAATCGTTAAGTTTTGGATGCTTTATCATTTCGTAATACCGCTCGTCTCTATAGTCTTCTTCCTTCGGCTGTACACTTTCTCCGGATGATTCGTCAAAGTGCTTATTTATAAACCTAGAAGATGAATTTTCAGTATCCACCTTACTAAATAATTGATTTGGAATCCATACAAAAGACGGTTCACTATGCTCGACACCATTTTCATCTTCGTATTTAAATGTTTTGCTGCTAGGCATCTACACCATGAAAATGGACAACGGTGTATTATGACCTATAGTTAACATCTAAGATGCTTTATCTGTAGCGTCTTGTATTGACATTCCATTACTAGTCAGATAATTTATATAATTATTACGTACGATTTCATAAACAGTGTCGTTATTTGGAGAATATACAGTCTGAGTACTACTCTAAGTAGGATCTATATTTACACTACCATAATACATTTGTGTAAATAATCTGCCATACGAAACGCCTGGAATGAGTTGCCATTTGTCGCCAAATGTATCTTCGTCTTCTTTGTCGCTCTTCCTTATATTACGCAACATTTGTGATTTAAGTTGTAACTAATCATCAACGTTACGTATTTCTGCTAAAAGTTTTTCGTTTTTTATCTCTCCTGTACGAATATCGAATAACTATTCCCAATTATAACCAAGATATGACGAACGATCTTTGTTTATTCCGATTAGTTTACGAAGTTTCTTACGTAGTTCGCTTATTTCGTCAAGTAATTGTCTAACAGCATCATTTTGACCTATATACTCATATTTTGCTAAAAAGTTATACATGTTAGGATTTAAACCAACATATGCAAACATGCGTTTAAATTGATCTTTTTCTGCTTGAGATTGTATATTATTAAGACATTCGTTGAACGCTTCTACGTCGCTTTTATATTTTATCTCTCCATTTATTACGTCCTGCCAGTCATTTAATTCCTTAGCTACGATTCCTTCAATAAAATCCGGATCTTTTAATTCTCCAAACTGATCATACGGGTTACTTAATTCCTGTCTATCTTTCTAAAGCTGTGCTAATTCTGCACGCTGTTTAGAACTTAGCAGGTCTGGTCTGAATTTACCATCAACCGTTGCAGAATTTTTCAAATTACTAATTTTCCTACTAAATTGATCTAATACACGAATAGTAGTTGGAGACAATGTGTCTATGCGAGACAAATAATACTCTTTCGTAAAACGTCTGTTAGCATGATCACATATAAACGTTTCCATCTTACGTTTGTAGTCTTTGTATATATCATCAAACTCAACACCTGTTGGTATTGCAGGTTCTCCATATTCGTCTAGTTCTAATTCAAAGTCATTGCTGATCTTTTTCTTTAACTAGTCTTGCAACCCTCCCTTTCCAAACAACAACGCAGTTTTAAAATCTTCAAGATCTTGAAAATATTGTCTTCTGTTAATAGGTTGTACAAAATCTCCGTTGTAATAACCACGTCTATCCTTTTGCATCAACATCGTCATTACGTTGACTGGATTATGATTTCCTAAAATAGACATTTCGTTTTCGGCTTCTTTTAAAGCTTTTTCTAATTCTTCACCCCTCGGAACAATAGCACTATCTATTTCTTGATTCATTGTATAGATTTCATCTGCCATCATTCTCACAATAGGACTTTTTGAATCAGATATGAGTTGCGTCCATACAGCGAAACTTCCAACATCTCCAAAATCATATTGGGATTTTACCCATTTTTTCATGTTGATAGACAACCTCTGTTTCATTTCATCAGTAAGTTCTGATGATTCTTGTTGATTTATACGTTGATCTATATAAAAATCAAGCATTTTCTCTTGCGCTTGTCGTTTCATATTAGATGCAGCTCGAAGTTGATCGTGTAGTCTTAATGATTGCATAAGATCGCGAATTTCATCAACAATTGCATTTTTGCCAACTGGTACCTACAATAACATATTGTCAATGTCGCTTAGAAGTTTTTGATAATAACCTAAAATATCGGTTGTCATATATTGTATATCATCGAATGAAAACTACTTGGCTATAGTATTATTTCCTGCAGTTTGAGCTGTTATAGAATTGCCAGACGGATCTTGATACAATCTATTTCCAAATTGGTCGACATTATAATATATTAAATCGTAGTCGTTATCCTATGCGTTTTTAAGCATTTGTAGTACTTCATTTATATCAGAATCAGCGTGATCTATAAAATCGAGTATAAGTTTTGCTTGTTCGGTTAATTGTTTTTCTGCATCACGCTCAGCTATAGCTTCGTTTATAGTTTTAGCTTGCTCGTCTACAAAATTTACAGCTTCTTGGTTTCTGGCAATCTACCTTTCATTTCCGTAAGATACACTACTGTTTCTTTTAGAAGAATATGCTTTATTTTTACTACGTGTTCCTAATATTATATCCTGCGACAACTTGTCTATAAGCTTCTATGTAGAATCACGTGTTCCGACAATATGTATACCTTCCTTCAGTTTAGCTTTTACTTTCTTTTTAGCTTCTTGTATGCGTTTTTTAGAGTTTCTATTAAAAACCGTCTTTTCATCTATGTTTTCAGACATCTATAAACCGGTTTTCTTACCGTACGCAGATTGTACAAAAATATTAGCGAGTTCTGAATATGCGGTATTTTTATATTGTAGCCCTATTTTACGTAGATAGTGACGAATAACAGTAGATATAAATCTTCTTATCTTATCAAACCATGTTTCATCAGTAGAATATTGTATCTACTACAATTTTTTGATAAATTCATCGTTACTTAATTCGGCAACCATTTCGTACACATCCTGTATACCTTGAATATCTGGATCATTGTTAAATTGTTTTTTGAGCTCTGATAATAATCTTTCAGCTCTTTCACGCAATTGTTTAGATCTCTATAACGCTTCCACCGTAACAGCATGTATCATTTCATGAGTCAATGTCTGTATTAACTCATCGTTGAAATTATTTTCGTTGCCGAACGATCTTGCACTATTTATAATTATAGTTTTTGTATTATTGTCATATTTCGCAGAATAATTACCATTGTTATCGGCAATTACTTTGACATTGATATTACTAAATAATTCGGGAACAGTTTTATTAATATCTTTTAATACAGCACGGATGAAAGAAAAATTCTGATTATTCTCGTCTTTAGTTTGTTTTATAATATATTGTAAAAGATCTTGCGCAGTATTTAAAGATTTTTTATCAAGAAACTGATTTAGATTAGTTAGTGACTCACTTTCTTTGGTTTTAATCTAAACTTCAAGTCTAGGGTCTTTCTTACCAATACGTACTCCTGCATATTTAACCTTTAACGCAGGATCCATATTCTTTATATACGATCTCCAAACGTCTTCTTTAGTTTTAGCTTTTAATGTGACTTCAAATCTTGTCTCATATGTGTCATGAACCAGATTGTCTATTGTGTATCCTTGATCCTTAATATATTTTACAGCACGCTCCCTGTTGTACATATGGTTGTCTCTCTTTTCACCACGTCTTTTGTATATATTATCGTTAGTTTTAGAGAATGTACCTACGTTGTCTGTTGCTGATTTAATTTGATTAGGTGTTATAAAACTATAAGAAATCCCGCCTCTTTCTGCTTTATTTTCATATTTTGTACCATCATATCCCAAAGAAAGCATCAAATTTCTTAATTCTGAATTAGATATTCCTCTGAGAGAAGAATATTTTTCTCTAGAAATGATACCTTGTTTATACAGCTCGGATAACATGGAACTTACAGATTCGTGGACAAAATCAGGAGTTTCTAATGGATTTTTTAAATTGAGGAAAAGAGCGTATTGTGAACCTTTTATAGTATTGGCGGTTTCTTTAGTCCTTACATGACCAAATGGCTCTGACATCTACGGCATAATTCTTGAAACATGATCCATATCAAATATACCATTGAATTTAAATGGTGTATTATGATAAACAACCAAAGGTTCTCCATTTTCATCTATTACCTTAGAAGCACTCTCTGGATCATTCTCCCAATCACCAAACCACTCTTTAAAGGCTTTAGTTCTCACTTGAGCGTATTGTTTTTCTGTAAGATTTGAAGGTTTGCCATTAGGTGCCAATAGTTTTCCATTTTCATCACGTGTAGCGTGCTCTAATATATATTGTTCCTCCTCTTCTATTGATGCAAATTTTTTCTGCCCGCCGAGTAATATCTTATTATCTGCTGTACCAAAATGTGTGCCGTTAAGCAGCGGTTCTCCATTCTCATCAAATACATCTTTATATTCGTCAGATATTTCATATCCGTCTTGGTACCATTGACCGTAATCTTTTGTAAATTCAGATGTAAAAAGCTATGCTTTCTTTTGCACAGCTTTTGTTACATCTCCTTTATAATACTCTAACAAATCATTATACAATTTAGATGGTTTTCCATCTTTAGTCTTGTCTAGAGTATATCCGTTATTACAACACAAAATCGCGTAGGCTCGTTTTTCAGAGCCTAGCAACTATGTGTATAAATCTAATTCTTCTTTATATTTACTTTTAATTAAACATACCATAATGATTTGTTATTTACATTGTTCGTCTATTTGATCTGCTAATTCATCAAGAGCCTCGTTAGCGGGATAATCTTTCAAAGACTATTGTTGTTTTACAGTGTTTGGAGCATGTCCTCCATCTATTAACTCTTGGCGTATCTGAGTCAATGCTGGAGCAAATCTATCATCTAAAGATTCACCTTTTGCGTTATCATGTGTTATTATTTTATCACCAGTATCAACCAATGCTTGCGCTGCGTCTTCATTCTGCTCAAAAGAAGCCCTCATCAAAGACTGTAATACATCAGTACTTATATCGTCCCACATTTTAAGTTTTGTACTACTAATAGGTAACGATCTACCTTCCGCTCTAGCTTGTTTTGCAGACGGTAGTGATATAATATGATTAAATTTAACCACCTTATCATTATCATTCAAATCAGAATACAACACTTTTAACGCCTAGAACGCATTTTCTACAGTGTCTGCCTTATGTTTAACCGTAGATTTTATTTTATAAAACTCTGGAGAATTAATAAAACTTTCAACTACGTCAAATATATCAGAAATAGGACGTTTTGCAAAATTAGACAAATGTGGATTATCGCTTGCTCCGAAGTTAACATTCACAGTATTCTTATTTGAACCTATACCGCTATATGCCGCTTCTTGTATACTAGATAACTGTCCTCCAAATATATCATTCTTACTAACGAGTCCTGCTTTCTTAACCGCATCAAGTATAGAATAATTATTCTCATTGATGTATTTCTATAAAGCAGCTTTGCGGTTATTATAAGACTCTTGCACTTGCTCCATGGTTGGCTTTACCCTATTTCCAGATTTATCTTTCGTGGTAAATTGAGAACGCTCGTAATTATCATTCATTCCACAAGAATAGAATTGATATGTTTGTGAACCAATTTGCATTTGTAAACCTTTGGCGTTTATAATTTGATATATTGGATATTCTAATTCGACATTTCCATTCTTTACAATTCCGACATCTACGAGTTTATACAATAGGAATTGATCGTTATCGTTATATCGTGTTCCGTTTCTACGTGTTTTTATATATTCTGGGAAGTATCCGTCTTTGTTTTTACTAATACTTTGTGCATATTTATTACCACGCATGTTAAGACCTATTATATTTTTAGGTTCTGTACGTAATGTAGGATTACCGTATTCGTCAAGAGTGTTATATGTAAATGCTGAAGTAACCATTTGTTGGCGACCATTACGATCAGTTAAAGACGTTTCCGGTAATATATTGTTGTCGTAATAGAAATTCTATATAAAATCATCGAAATCGATACCGTATTCGCTAACATTGTCTGTAGTTAATGTGAGACCACCTTCTTGATATTCTTTGTTTGCTTCCGCAATATTATCACAATATCCAAACTCTTTTCTCCATTGAAGTGGCGCGTATTTAAAGAATTTTGTAAATCCTTTACTGTCTGCAGATGTCATAAATGCGTATATAGCAAGATCGTTAGCTAAATCTCTAATATATTTCTGTAATCCCAGACGTTCACTATTTGTATAATTTAACATCTGTTCCCATGAATATATATAATCATTACTTATAGATTTTTCATCTTCGCTATTATTTCCTAAAGTGATAATATCAAAGTGATCTTGCCCATATTGAGATATGTACGGTACCGGATATAAGTTCTTAAGTATCGCATTTGTTATAACACCATTCTAACCGAATTCTTTTAGCAGTCCTTTATTATCAGCCTATATCCATCTCTGTAGCTTCTAAATACGATTAGATAAAGTATCGTTTCCTTTTATTAAATGTTCCCAATATTTCTCTATTGTGTAGTCTGTATTATTTTGCTCGTTATATTTATCAACATAATCTTTAAACGCCTTATTGAAAGCTTTTTGTTTAATATAACACAGCATTGCTTTTTGTACAGCTTCTCTAGAATTTTTAGAATGGTTGTTAATTTTATCCAAAATCGATTCTGTTTCAGCTTGGAATTGATATGACATATGGATCATTTGTCCGCCTAATACTCTAGGTAAGAATGAAGTACCGTATATTGTTTTTGTATGTATATAAGAATCGTTCAACAATTGTTTCAGATTTGAATTAAACATTCCGCTATTGTAAAGTTTCTCATAACCTTGCAAATACTTCTACTGTTCTGTATAATTTATACCTTGTTTCTTTGTGTCGATTTTAGTATATTGTACTAAGTCTGACAAACCCTAAGCGTAAGATTCAAATTCTTTAGATGCTATATATACATATTGTTGAACTTCAAATGGTGATAATTTTGTACCATCTTCCAACTTATATATCTTGTCCTTTGACAGATCTGTTACCTTTTTCTCACCATTTTCTCCATACAAACTCTAACAAATACTTTGTAATATTGTAGTATCTTTATGTTCTTTAAAAGGATTTCCAAATATCTGTACAATCGTTTTAAAAGCTCGTTTAGCAATATCATCTTTTTCATCTGGTTTTGCATTTACGTATGAGAATGCCACACTATTACTACCGAATACATCTTTAATGTATTCATTCTCAGCTTTTTCTTTACGCTGTGTTGGAGTTTTTCCAGGGTCGTTTACAATCTATCCGTCCTGCTCATTTCGTATAGCAGAAAGCTCTCTCATTACAGGATTGTTTAAGAAATAAAGAGCGTGTCTTCCAAATCCTAAACGTAATAACAATGCTGCAAGATTATATGTGTCTTTATTGATATTTAATCTCAATATATACGGGTCTTTCGCAACGTCTACGTGAGCATTAATCATACCAGAAATCCAAGATAATATAGATTTTCCATCAACGTCCGAAGTCCTATCTAATGATAAAGCTCCGAAAGAACTTAATATACCACCATCGTTTATAAACTTGATGCCATATATTTGTGTAAGAATTTGACTGTTGTTATTCAGCGCAAATGGTCCGATACCAGTTTTACCGGTTGCAAATGCAGATCTGGTATTAACCTAAAACGACATACTTTCAAATTGATACGGTTCGTATGCTTTTTGTTCTATACTACTTTCTATTTCTGAAAGAACCTCTTTTATCAAATCCGTATCACTATCAATAGATCTTCTTAATACGTGTCCGTATCTTCCACCTACAATCTTTCCATCTTTGTACTATCCGGTATCTTTTAACAAAGACAAATATATGCGCAACAACTCGTTTGTGTTATTGTTTGTAACATCTGATAAATTGTAAGATTTAGCGTTATATGTCTTTCTTCTGTGTATCTATCCTTTTTTATCGATATAATCGTTGTCAACAGACTCTACATCATAATGAAGTGTAGACATATATAACTTATCAATCATTTATACTTCGTATTGCTACGAAGATTAGACTATATCTTTACATCTTTCGATGTAGTATGCGCTTCCATTAGTAGTCTATCAGACTCTAATGTACTTTCTGTGAGAACTTCCCTCACATCTTGTATATCATAATAAGATTTTAATTCTTCGATATCATATAACACTTTATACATCATACTTGGACACATATAAGGCTTAATTATATCTATTAACTTCTTACCTTCTTTTGCTCCAAAATTGATAGTATAAGCATCATAATGTTTTATTTTATTTTCATGTACTTTGGTAGGGTGTATATCCCATTCTTCAACAAAATATTTAATAATATCATCAGCTTCTTGTGATGTACAATATGTAGATATTCTTAAATAGAACCCGCAATATTTACCTTTATATTTTCTACGTAATATTGCACCGTCGTCCATAAACCACAAGGCAAGACCTTGTTGACTTAGTCTGTTTAATAATTTACGAGAATAATGTTTACCGTGTTCATTGTACATAATACGTCTTAGAACTTTGTTAAATGGTGTAATACCAATGCAAAATCTATATTGTATTGTGTGTTTTAAATATCCATTTGAACCTTCAAAACGTTGTAAAACACCTACTTTTATTCCGTTCTTTTTTAAAAGTTCTCGTTTCCATTTACAATATTCGTATTGCTTCCAAGAATGATTTATTAACATCTATCCTTGTTTACTTATACATCCATCTCCAAGTGCAGCGGCAATTAGGAGATTTCTACCATTTTCATTTAATCTATTTTTTAAAATCTTTTTCATTTCTTTCTTCAATTTATGAGGAATTATTATATAATATACTATTAGTCGTTGAACCTTCCCTTTCGTAGGGCTAGGCTGCTGATTGTCCCATAGGGATTTCCCAGCAATTCACATACTTTTATTTCGACATTGATGTTTATCGAAGTCAGAACCAGTCTAAGCTGTAAATTCTTTAGGCAGTACAATAGTGTCTCTGACAATAGGTAACACATCTACAAATCGTAATGCGCCGATTGAAGATGCAGCCTGTGTAGGAATACGATACGACATGGTGTTTGCTTCTGCATTGCTCCATGCTATTTCTCCAGTTTTTACACCGGATATAATACCATTATCTATAAGCCACTGCTTAGCTTTATTAAAATTGTATTTGTATTCTTTTGGAATAATATCCATAAAATAATCTATAGATACCACAGCATCCATACTACCTTCTTCATTGATCATTTGTAATGGTTTTCCTCCATTTATTTCGTTGGACACTTCATCGTCGCTCATTGCGATATAAGGACTATCCATACCAAATACAGATCTCTGATAGAATGCGTTTCCCTTAAGTTGTAAATCAATAACATCTTTGTTTACTTTGGACGTCAAAATACTTTCAACCCAAGTCATGTTAGAAACACTATTTAAATCTACTATGAAGCCATCTTTGTTTTCATTGAGCTACAAAGCATCGAGTATATTTTGATCAGCATCTCTTCCAAGTAACTCATGAATTAAGAAGTCTTGTAGTTTTGAATAATCAAGGTTGCCGTTTGTGAAGAATTGATCCTACAACTTATTCCACCCTGAATCAGCAATCTTATTGAGTAATTCCATTACACGATCTCTAACTTCGGAAGATGTGGCTTCGTGTATCTAACCGTCTGGTCCAAGTATATTGTATGTCTATCCGTCTCGTAATGTAGATAATACAACTTTTAACGCCTGTGTACCAGCAGACATTATTTCGTCTGTTCTAGGATCAGTGTTCAACTGTCTACGCATATGTTTGTATTTCTACTTATATATATGACCCTTAAACGAGAAATTTTTAATTTCTTCTTGAGATATGTTCGGATCAAAACGCTGTGCTCCACGAGATCCTGCTTTAACAGCAGATGTAAACAATACAACATCTACTCCATTCTCAGCGTCATTCATTTTTTCATACAGATTCTTCATAAAGCCGTACGATATTCCTTTAAAGACCGGAAATAATGCATATTTATTATAATAATGTACAGGTGTACCATTCTCCATTCTATAACCAAACGCTGAATATTTCTATGTAGAGATCATAGCGTTGTGTATAATTTTATATGACTGGGACAATTTCAGATAATCGTCAGAATCACTACGCAGTATTTTAAATGCATTTTCAACAGCTTTTGTAAATGCGCCACGCTGTTTCAAAAGATTTTCGCACATCTTGTCACTAATGAATGCCGTACCATCAGCTACATTCACATTAGAGAAAGCCTTTGCTTCTTTTTCTATCTTTTTATCCAGCATTTTTAATACGCCTGCTTCATCTAGTACTTCTCGCATTGCATCTTCGTCCATCTAATTTACAGAATCATACAAAGCATATTTCTAAATTTCGTTTGCATTTTCTCCAAGCTCTCGCAATCTTATATTAGCGACTGCCTCTCTATATTCTCCAATCTTAAACAACGTTCCTAAAGAATCTAAAACCGGAGACGGTGTTTCCCAATCATTTATTTCAGCTACACGATAATCATCGTTCATTCCCGGAATATCTTCTCTATTGTTTACACCAGTAGATCCGACACCACCGTAACGTTTTGTTTCATCATTTCCAAAAACAGTTAAACGACCATCTTCTCCGAAACTTGTTTTAAAGAACTGGGGCATACCTGTATAGAATCTACGTGTTTCTTCTATACACATCAGATGTTTACACATAATATCGTATACATACGCTACTACAGCTAAACTTTCAGTATTTAATGATCCAGGCGCAGCTTTCTTAAAGTTTTCATTTAACGAATACGCCTATTTTAGTTGTGTTATCACACTATTCGATAAAAACACGTTTTTATAATTATTATAATCTGCATTCTTCCGAGAAGAATTGTCATTATTTTGCTTTTGTATAATTCCGGCATCAACCAAACCGCGTAATTCGTCATCAAGTCTGTGTTTTAATATTCTAGCAACAATCGCTCTTTTTTCTTCTATCGGCTTACTAAAGAATTCTGTTTCTGCAATCTTGTTGCATTCAATAACACCTTTATCTTCGGAATCGGTTTTAAAATTAAATGATATAAAATTACCATTTTCATCATATATTCCAGAAATAGAAGTATATCTCGCACCGTTCATACTACCGGTATGATAGTTCTTAACCAGCTATTCTTTAGGTAATTTTTTACTTTTGTCCGGACCAAATCCAAGTTCATTTAACGTTTTTAACACATTACGATGTTCTGCTTCATAATACTCTATAAACTGGTCGATCACTTCGTTTTGAGAATAATTGTTGTATTTATCAGCAGCATCAAATATAAGAGCACCGTTGTTTTTATTTATGAACGGAAGTTTCCCGAAATTATTTAAATCTGCAGTAGAACTTGTTTCTGTAATATTCTAGTCGTAATTAAATCCTGGAAGTCTGTACTGTTTATCAAAACCTTTTATTGTCATATATGTGGATTTATCAGACAATGTTGGGAATATGATAAGACCGTCTGTTATTTTTTGAATACGAGAAAGATAATCTGTTCGTTTTTCCATTTCTGCAAACTTTACGCTATCTCTTGGTCCAAATCTTTGTTTAGAACCGGCTTCTGTAATAACTTCGAGTCTGTTATGATTTCTATTAAAATTAGGATCTAATAAAGCCTTTGCTATTACAGATCCATGTATACCGCCACGGTCGTCATGATAAACTACATATTCTACATTCTACATATCGCTCAAAATAGATCCTTCTCTAACCGTACCGTCTTCGTTAAGAGATGAATTCAAATCGTCAGTAACATCAGATGCGGTATTGTTTTGAGCATACATATACAATTTAGTATCTCCTGCTCCAATTGTCATTATTTCAGATGTTGCTGACCGATATACACCGGTTTCTTCAGCAAGTCTTCTAACAAAATTATTTCTAGCGTATAAATATGCTCCAGAATAACCACCTCTCTTTCCAGTTTGTGCAACGTCTTGTGTAAACATATTCAAATCGCCAGAATCAACAGCTTTTTGTAATTTATCTAATACTCCACCTTTTTCTATAAATGGCGCGATACTAAGACCTTTTTCGTTACTTGCTGTCATGATCTCTCTAAACGATATTGTGTAATCGGTTTCGTTCGGATTTAATCGATGCAACATGTTGTACCATGTTGCTTTATTTACCATTATGCCAACATTATTTAAAGATTGTACAGTAGCAGAAACAACATGATCGAAATCAGCGGCGTCGCTCATTTTATATATCTTATCACCAATCTATACCTATCCAGAATTATTAATAAGCTGGTTTCTTATGGACATCAAGAATTGCCTTGTCGTTTCAAATGATTTGTTAGACTTATTAACAGAACCATCTTTGTTATACAAACCTGTAAGACCTATTCTAATATTATCAAACCACCCTATAGGCAACTGAGATATTGATCTGTCTGTATTTGTAGGCTAATATGAATATTCATATCTTCCATTCTCACCTTTAGAATTTCTAATGTTGAAGAAGTTGAAATTCATCTTCTGTGATTTTATAGACTGATAAAACAACGTTGTTAATGTTTGTTTATCTTGATCCTACAATATAGCAGCTCCTTGTAATATATCACCAGCCTTACATATGAGATTGCCCTTTTTGTCCTTTAAATCCTTAACGAGGCGTATTTGTTTAGGATACATTGTATCTTCATTACGAATAGATGTATCTGCAATATAATATGACGGATCGACTATTGCGTTTTTATACATCACGACAGGGAATCCTACATATTCGCCAAATTTCTCTTTATCTGAAAACCTTATATATGACAAGTATCTAAATCTTTCGAGATACTGTGCAAGAGTGTTAAATAAGTAATCTACTTCTCCTAACTTCTTAAGTTTTTCTACCAAATCACGAACATCTTTTACATCGTGCAATTCTGTTAACATTCTTTGGTGTACAGCTTTAAATGGAAGATACGAAGTCATTCCGAAACTATTACGTATTGCTGGAATAGTAGCGCGTTTCGGTTTACCATTCTCCATTATAATATTTCCATTTTTATCTGTAGCATACATGTTTTTAGCTAAGCCAGAAGCCACATCTTCTTGTGTAACATACCTTTGATTTGGTATAGTACTAAGTAAATAAAGCATCGCAGAACCTATATCGTCACTCATAGAATGAGAATAAAAGGCATCGTCTGTATGACTAGTTACATCTGCACTTATCTGATTGACATCTCCAAGTTTCGAACGAAGTCCGACGGCACGTAATTTGTCTTCCAACATCGGTTGTACAAGAGACCAGTTGTCAAACACTTCTCGTAAAGCTAATGCATTATTTCTTGTTAGTGGAGACAACTTACCTTCCGCAACAGCTTGATTTAACTATAATTCAGTAGCATCACCACACGTTAACTGTCTATATATTTGTGCGAATTTAGAACCTTCTGCAAGCAAAGATTTTTTATCTGTTTTTAGAGTATCTGCGTTAGAACCAAGAATATCGATACCTTGAGATTTGATTATTAAAGGTAACAATACATCAACAGCGTCTTTTAGTTGTGTTTGTGTATATACATTATTAAATACATGCTCCTTACCAGTAGAATCTTTCAATGTCATTTTCAGTACATTGTGGAATTCTTTTGTAAAACGGTCTTGATTTTCTTTTGTTATTTCATTCTTAGCATATTTACCGTAATCAATTCTAACAAACGTTGCTGCAAATTTAAAACTTTTTGTTGTCAATAAAGCATTTATATAATTATATATTTTCGAGAATAGTTTTGCAAACAACTTATTTCTCGGGTGCCATACATTCTTACTGTAATCAAAATACATATCGGCTAAATCTTCAGCAACATCCTTATCTTTAAGGTTTGTATTCTTAGCGTATTTAGTCTTGTACAGATTATACAATTTGTCTCGCTCATCTTTTGGCATTGCTAATTCTACAACTCTGTGAAATGCTTCGTGGTATTGAACTCCGTTTTCCGCACCGTACGATAACACAATACTTGCTTGAGTACATGCTCCAACAGCATCTCCAAATCTTTCAGCCATTTGAACACTGTCCAACGTTTCTATGAGAACTGTATCTCCACACATCCTTTTGACATCTTGAATAGCTTTGTCCATTTGACGTTTTTCTGTTATCGGTCGTTTTGGATGTTCTGGGTTTCTCATGAATAGTGTCGCGCTAGGATCTATTATGTTTCCCCAAGCGTTATCACAGTCATCAAAAGAGATCGGAGCATCGTTTGTTGTGTTTTGATCGTTGTTATCGTTTACACCGTCCGGAATCGGTCCTAGTTGCTCTTCCACAGCTCGATCAAAATCATCTTGCTGTTTCTAAATATTTTCTGGAGCGTTTTGAACTTGATCTATTATGTCAAAATCATTAGCAGATACAATAGCGTCCGTAATACCAGTATACTGAGATTGCAACCAGTTGTTTTTAATCATCCATTGTATTCCTCCGATATTAGAATTTACATCATCTCTCGTTATTACAAATTCGTCAGAGTATGATATAGATTCTACATCAGGATGATTATCAAACCATTCTTTTACTCCTGCAAAAATACCGTCCTTAGATGTTGCTACATTATCTCGAATCAAAGATATATTTTGTACATTCAAATATGCATTATTTAACAACCACTCTCTTAATTTCTATACATCTTGTATGTCTTTTAAGTTATAAGTTGTTTTTGTCTAACCTCTATCTGTACTTATGAATACTTTACTGTAGTCCAAACCGTTTTGACCATTACTTTCATAATTGAATTGGAAACTATTCATCATAGCTTCAGCACCACCTCCAAAACGGATTAAGTAGTGTAACAGTAATGATCTATTTATAGGTCCCGGTATTGAATTTCCGTTGTTGTCTTTTGCAGACATATTTTTGGATTTACCGGTGTTTGTAAGAATATCTATTATGAGATCTACTGCACCAGATGACATTTTAGCAGGCGTGAGCGGAATTAAAGCTGTGTGTGGTTTATTTCCAGATCCTTCATCTTCAGCATAATGCAGCTACTTTTGTATGTATACAATACCAGGACGGTTTCTATTTTCTTCTTTTTTAGAAATACGCTCAGCGGTTCCAGACCCGGCTTTCTTATCTTCACTATCCAATCTACGTACAATACCAGCACTATCCGATATTAATAGTACAGCATCGCTATCATAATTTAACAAATTTGAAACTTGTTCGTCTGACAATTCCAACGCTTCTTGTACATTTTTAGAAGTATCACCGAATAGTAATTTACCGTTTGTTCTTTGTACGTTCTTTAATATGATTTTCTTTTTGCCAGATTTGATATCGTCATAATTGTCATTAAAACATTGTATAAGACGCTGGCGTAATGATGATGCGTCTTGATCAACAGACCACATAAATGAAATATTCTGCACAACGGATGGTGATAATTTAACACCGTTATAACTTATAGATTTGAATTTTAATCTGGTACCCGCTGTAGGTACTCCATGTATAAACCCGGACGCATCGAAATCTATTTCAAACTGAACATTCTATGCGAAATCTGGTCGTGTTGTCCAATCTTTGAACGTTTGTAATTCTTTCTTCTATTGGGCGTTTAAGAATTTAGGATCCTGTGCTGTGTGATTATAATGTTTCAACTCTTCATCACTATACACTCTGTGTGGAGCATTGAATTTTTTGCTGTTAGGTGTAACACCTTCGTTTCTAGACGCATCTTCTGATTGAGCATTCAATGCTTGTTGAGCTTCCGCTTCCAAATTACGTAAACTGGACATGCTATTATTGATCCAATTATAAAGCTAGTTTAATCTGTCCAAGTCGTTGATCTGATCAATGTCTCCAATCTTATCAATCTGTTCTTTCGCATATTTATACAAAGCTTGTAATTTAGGATCTTGAACGTCTTGCATCAATTCTCCAACAGCAGCAAACTTATCGGTATATTCTTTAAATGCGGTTTTTGTACGCTCTTTAGTTTCCTTTATTCTTTCTTCTATTACACTACGTTGTTCTATATAAGAATGTTCACTCAATACAGGATCTAATACAGCAATATCTACAATTGTAGGTTCGCTAATAGATTTTATTTTGTTTAACAATATTCTATCATTACTTTCTTCAATATCTGTCTAAAATCCCATCAGTTGAAGATTTGCAACAGACAATCCAGTACAGTTTGTTATCATTTGCCTGTATGCGTTCAATTGATTTGTATAGAATACTCTTGCTGTAGAACGTTGTCGTTTACCAAAAGCATAGCGTTTGCTATATTGCCAATCCAATGCGTCTATAACACTTTCGGTACTTTGTACACCTGTAGGACGTTGTTTAGTTTCCCATGATTTCTTAGACGTTTTATAATCTACGATTGTAATAGACCCGTCTGGAGCTATTGCTAACATGTCTGTTTCTCCAGCAACTCGGACTATATTACCATCTTTGTCTTGGATTTCACCATGGAAACACAATCCTTCTGTTACAATAGTATAACCAAGTGATTCCCAGCGATCTCTTTCTTTCTCTAGATCTTTAACGAGTTTAGAAAATGTTTCATCGCTCATTTTAAATCTTGGAATATTGTCCACACGAGAATGTGCGAATACAGATCTTGCTATTTCGTCTACAATTGTACCAGATACTGTGGTAGATCCAACTTCGAACAAATTGTTATCTTTACGAGCAAGCATGGTAGCCATTGCGTTTACAGCATCATCGCTTATAAGAATGTCGTCATTTTGAAAATATCCATCAAAATTTAAATAGAATCTTTTAACATCTGATTCATTCTGACTATATTTGAGCATAACTATTTCGTTATAATCGTCACGCATTTGTTCGATTAATGAAACATACTCTTTTCTTAACTCTTTAATTCGGTCAGAAGATTCGTTATTGTCAATAGCGGTTTTCCATTTGTCTCTTGCGGCTTGTAATATTCTTGTATTTTCTTTTATAGATTCTGTTTTTTCTGGCTCATCTGCAATATACGGATCTAACAAACTATGTAGACGATTGTACATTACAATTTTACCATTCTCTTCTATAAAATAGTTTTCACTAGTACGCCATTCATAATGATATTTTTCATCAGATGCTAGATACGGCTGCAGTTGTGTTAAAACCTAAGCTTGTTGCAAGGTGATAGGCTTTCCATTATGCGTAAACGTAGTTTCTGGCTTTTGATAAGCTTTTCTCTAGTTATCTTCATCTTCTGGTCGAGTCTCTGGAACAATTGGAGGCTCTACCAAAACTTCGTCATCTTCTACAACGTCATCTTGATTTTCGTTACGTTTTTGCAACCATTTAGCATAATCATAAGCTTCTTTTGACACATGATCGCTTCCAATAAAATAAGAATCTCCTGTATAAGAATATTCGACATCTCTACCATCTTCAACCCATTTGCGTATTTTCTATTCTCTGGTTCTATAACCATCGTTTGATGTTTTTGCTAATTCGTTTACAAGGCTATCAAATTGATCTTGAGTATATCCTTTTTCGCTAGCGTACTCTGATAAATTTCTAAAGGTTTCTGTATAATCTGTTTTTAATCCTGGAGTCTTAGAAGCATCTTCTAAATACTTATTTCTTGCTTGCTCAGAATCATCAAAACGATTAAACTTATCTAACATACCTTTGTATGTTTCAAGTCTTTCTTTCTCTTGATCCGTCAGATCATTTACATCTTTATCGAGCAAGCTTTTATAATCGTCATATTTAGCTCTGAGTTTTTCATGGTCTGCTGTTTCAGCATCAAACTACTATCTACTATCGTACCACTCTCGTTTATTGAACTATTTATTTGTAGGAACAAGCTTGTCGTTTTCAGAGTCGTATTCGTATACTCTACGTACACCATCAGAATCATCACGTACAACATACGTTTTACCGTCTTTTGTAAATGTATTGTTATCATCGTTTATTTCCGACGCTTCGAACTTTTGACGATCTATTTCATTGTTGTAGAAATCATCTTCAATACTCTATCTTAACTCCTCATCGGCTTTACGATTCTCTTTAAATGATTTGACAGCTTTTACAGCGTCTTTCGTATTTGTAATGAGCCTGTTGAACATTTCCGTATTGAAGTTCACTTGCATTCTAGCATCAGATACCTGTCTTAATGCATCCACATAATCGTCGTCTATATTATAGCCTTGTGATGCTGCAAAGTTCTTAACATCTTCTTCTGTATCAAGCTTTATATTATCGCCATGTAACTCACGAAGTCGTTTTTTAGTACGATCAACTTCAAACTTAGCTCTAGATGACAGTGTGGTTCCTCCTGGGAGTTGTTTAATCTTCTCCATGTCTTGTAAAAGCTGCATCGTCTGCATCTAACCTATAAGACTATGGAGTACTTCTGCATTCGAATTGTGAGTCTAATAATTTTCTTGTAGCAATTTAAACTTCTCTTGTAGATCTTGGTTATCTTTATATGCGTCAGCCAAATGATATCCGTGTTCATCTTTTTCAATTTTTGTAGATAGTTCCGCTACAAGAGGATTAGCTTGATTGTTGTTCACATAGTCTTCAAATGTACCTTGATTAAATCTTGCAGAAATAAGATCTCTTGTCTTTTCGTCCAAGAACTGTTTGGAATCATTTATCTCGTTCAACCTCGTTGCTAAGATACCTATATATGTATTATAATCGTCTCTAAGTTGGCTTCTGCGTTTTGCATCTTTTCTATTAAATGTATTATCCCATATACCTTTTGCGGTTTTTCTTATAACGCCTTTCGTATCATCTTCATAATTAAAAATAGAATTCTTTATTTTTTTAACCTCTTCGTTTTGTTGCAAATTTGCAACAACATTTAAAAGTTTATGGAGATTGCTTATATGATTTTGAGGAAGCGCCCAATTAGGATCGTCTTTATGACGATTTCGCATATTTGTAGTTAACTCATCGTATTGATTCAGAGTTTCTATAATGTTCTTATAATTCCCTTTTCCAAGCTCTTGCGACAAAATCCTAGCTTTATCAAGATAGTCATTTGTTGCTATATTGTCTGCTAAAAGGTTATTCATTATAATCTGATCAAGCTTGTATTGCTTATACGTACCACCAACTCCTTGTGCTGCAATCATCGGTCCACCTTGTAACAAAGCTCCCAATATACCACCATGCATCTGTTGTACTATATCTCTTTCTTGCGCTGTAAGGTTCTCTGGATTCTTAAATAAGAACGTACTCCATAATTTAGCTCCATCAATTATCGTAAGAGGAAGTTGTTCTAATACATTGAAATACGCATTCGACCTTTCTTCCATACGTTGATATTGTTGCAATTGCTGAATACCTTCTTCTGCACCTTCAGAATACATAGACGCTGCTGTACGCCATCCTAGATCTTTTGCTAGTTTACCAGCAAGTCTTAAGTTTTTTCTATACTTCAAAACTCTTTCTGGAACAGCTGCAAGCATGTCTGTAACATTAGCTGTATGTCTTAAAGATCTTTCTGCCATTTTAGCGAGACCTTTGTCTAACAACGCATTTGCTTTTTGTTGCAATACAGGGAGTCCCATTTTCTCTACAACGTCTTTAGATAGCGTTCTTAGATAATTAGCAGGAGCATTGACAGCTTGTCGTAAATCATTTATGGCGTTCTATATTGTTGTTCTACTAGCACCGCTTTCATTGAAAGCCTTGATAGCTTCTTTGAGAGATACATTGTTTGCTTTCATATATTTAGAAAGCTGAGCTTTCAACAACTTTCTATCCGCTTTACTTGCGATTTTATCTGTTAAGAACCCAACTTTAGATCCTTTTGCAATACCACCAGTAGGCATACATGTAACAATAGCATCTACAAGAGAATCCCATGTATTTACACCCATACCTTGATAATACTGCTTTGCAGAACCTGCCGTAGCATCTAACAAAGTCTGACGTATCTTAAAGTCATTCGGAACATATTTGCCGAGATAAAATGCTTGTAACGCGTCCTCTTCTGTTGTATTATAACCAAGAACTTGTCTGGCATCAGCTAAAAATTTATCCATCTGACCTTTTTTAGCTAAATCTTTCTTGGCTATTTCGTTTGTAGCATCTGCGACATTTGCAAAGTTCTCATCAGCTCCTGCTGCCATACTGCTTAAGAATGATACGGCTCCTGCTGTAAGTGCTATAGAAGCACCTCCTGTCTCAGGAGCTAATATCGAACCCATGAGAGCTATCAATCCGGCTCCCACGGACATTAATGTTTTTTCCGGAGAAGACATAGACGATCCTAACAAAGACGGAGCCATCCATAGTTTTTTAGGATTATACCATGCTAAATCATTAGCTTCTTGTTCTTTTTGTTTGAAATATTCAGATACTTTGTAGTCCGATGTCCAACGATTTAAATCTGCAGTATCTATATCATAATCTCTCTACCAAAGTTTTTTCATTTCTTCACCTTTTGCAGAGAAATTCTTAAATATACCTTTTAACTTGTTTTTATAAAAATTTACAGCTTTTTGATCTCTATTGGCCAATGCTTTCTAAAAACCGGTTATATTTTCACCATATCCTTTCAAAGATCCTCCAACACCAGTACCAAAATCCAAATTGAGTTTGTTTAAGTATTTTTGTGAATTTGACACCCAATCTCCAACAGTTGTTTGATTTTCAAAAGTAGCAAGATTATTAAACATATTTTCATATTGTTCTTTCTTGCTATTTAACTCGTTGATCTTTTTCTGTACAGGATCCCATTGTCTTTTCTCTTCTGGTGTAATTCCTTGTCCGCTAGTATATCTTCTTTTAACACTGTTCAACCATTGATTTAATTGTATATATTGTTCACATATGTCTTGATACTCGTCCAGACCCTGAGGGTTCGCCATATTTAACTGTTGCTATAGAGTATTAATTTTACCTTGTGATGTTTGTCGTTGAACTTCGTTTTTAGAAATCATGAACGTGTGATACGCGTCAGCCAGCAAAGACTGACCGTCATTAATAAGACCGAGCTTTTTAGCTTGTTGTTGCTGTTTTAACGCATGATTTATATCTACAGAAGCTTCTCCTATACCACCAGCATCAAAATAAGAAATAAGTCGCGAACTATCTGTTCTAATATCACTCTAATTACTACGAGGTGTTGTTGCAGTATACCAATCTACTTCCTTTTGAATGTCGTTTTTGATCTTTTTAAGCTCCTCTTTCATTGCCATGGTATTCGCATCATTTTGAGCACCCATCGCTGCAAGAGCTTCTTCCAAATCAGCTTGATCTGCCATCATGTTAGCAATACGAGCAGGAGTTGTGGCATATCTCAAACGCTTGTCACTCTCATCCTGCTTATATTTATCTACCATTTTTTGTACCATTGGAGTATATTTCATAGCCTTTTCAGACTTTGTCCAATCGTACTTGTTTAATTTACCATCTGCTCCAAATATTGTATCTTCTCTAAAAGGACTTTTATATATACTCGGTTGAGGTTTAGTTACAGGTCTTATTATATCGGCAGAATCTTGTTTTTGAGGCTCTTCGGATTTTGTTATTAGAGAATCAACAGGCTTATAATTATTTTCCTCCTTATGTTTTCGTATAAGTGCGTCGGCTTCTTCAGCCTGTTTTCTCTTTTTTAAAGCTTCCTAATATTCCTTTTCACGTTGACGAAGAAGTTCTTCTTTGCGTTTTTTCTCACGCTCTTCATTCCTCAATCGCTGCTGATATTCTTCTTGCCGTCTCACATTTGCGGAGATGGCTCTTAATTTTCTAATATCTCCCATAATCAATAATCATAATCTCCCGTATTAGCACCCTTATCGGTATTTTTCATACCTAATACTTTACGTACACTATTTTCTTGTTGATCTGTTCTTGTTCTATATCCGGATGCTGTTGTAATTTCGTTAGTTTTAGCTTTTCCATCTGTAGTCACAGGATCTGTTTTATTAAACGGTATGAATGTTTTACCGAGATTTATTTGTTTTGAGTTATCATCTGTATTTACAGCATACAGCGTTCCACGATTAGCTTGTACAGCAGCTCCGTTTTTATCTATTGTTGTTGCGACATTGTTGTATGTATCCGGAATAAGAATAAATCTGTATTTAGGTTTTGTTTTTGTTACTTTCTTTGATTTATTATTTTTATCAGTAACTTCGTATGAAATAGTTTTTTTGGAAAGGTTTGCTATGTTGTTATGTAACGCATGTGACTGTTTAATATTACTGTTTACTGTCATCGCACCCCAATTTATATCACTGATTAAAGTGTTCAATTCGTTTTGAGATAATGTCAAGCCTTCGACCTTTTTGTTTCCGATCATCCAATTACCATACGACTTTCCTGCTTTATGGTTAAATTTCTCGCCTATAAAAGAAGGTTTTTCTTCAGACCCCTATATTGTTGTGTATTTTATTATCTGTTTTAGTCTCTCCTTTGGATTTGTATCAAACCCTTTTACAGCGTCTTTCAAATAAGAAATAGCTTTAGATGCAATAGTTGTTTTGGTTTTGCTTGAAACACCAGGATCAAGAAAATCTGTATTGCCTGATAAATTATACAAACCGTTTAACAACATGTTCTGATGATAGTTCTATGTTTCCTGAGGACCGCCAGATTTTCCAGACGGTTTGTTTGCCCACTCCCACTCTTTTCTACTACGTTCGAGTTTATCCTCATAATCCAATTTAGCATATTCGTTGACTTTACGTTCGTTTCTTAGATAATCACTGTTTCTATTGACAATATCTTCTCTGAACTTCTACATCGCCATATTTTCTATCTAATCTTGTGTGGCTGTAGGATTTAGACGCTAAACCAAATTCTTTTCTTTCTAATAATAATAACGACCGTAATCGCTATCCAGAAAGTCATTAATATTACTGTTTATAATACCATGTATATCATCTTCAGAAACGGTATAATAATCATAACCGTCCGCTTTCTGCTTTGTTAATTTCTCATCAAATTTTTTCTCAGAATGCTTAAACCAATCATCAGTGATATCATGTATATCCTTATATTGCAAAGGAGATGTTCTATTAAACAATCCGTTTTCAGAAGTACTCCATTGACTAAAAGGATGTTTTAAAAAGTAATCTTCCATCTCCTGGCTATACAAACCCTTCGCTTGTAAATCTCCTTTGGCTTTGAGATATTGTTCACCTATTGCAGCAGACTGCCTTAATTGATTTAATTTACCAACAGGTGTTTGTCTAATAGCCTATGCCATTAGCATCTAACCTTCTCTGCTACGCAATGGATCTATGCCTCTGGATACAAGGTCATTATAAATATTATTTATTCGACCCATTGTCAATCTGTCCCAATCTTGTATATCTTTAGCAAAAGGAGATGTGAAGTTTCCATACTTTGATGCAAACTCATCTAAACGCTTTTCTCCTTTTTCAAATTGCTCTCTTATCGCCTGTGTGTATGCCTACATTAAACCGGTATCATACAGTTCTGGAATTGGCATATCTACAGGTTGGTCATATCTATATATCATCGTTTCGTGAAATTTGAATAATTAAAGTTTAACTGATCAAAAAGACTACTTGGCGTAAATCTATAAAACATAGGATTTGTAACGACACGATTGGAATTATTCATCATTCTTGCGATTCTTTCATTACTTGCAGCAGTTTCTTTAGCTATATCAAAACTATTTTGCACATCTTGTTTCTTATTAGCCACATCCTGCTCGTAAATCCTATTTGTGTCTTTCCACATCTTATAATCTGCAAATCTCTTATCCATTCTATAAAGATTTTCAAGTGCATCCTTACGTGCTTGATTTGCCATATTAAGTTGTGCAGCTCTAGCTTTAGCATAAATATCAGCATCGTAACGTCTAGCTGCAGTCAAAGCAGATCTTTCAGCTTCTCCAGCTTTCATAAGCTGATCATAATACTGTGCCTTGTATTGATTATTTATATTGTTAGCGTTTGCATACAATTTAGCTACATTATTTATATAATCATTATACAAGCTATTCTTCGCTATATATTTCTGCCCAGCTGTCAAACCACCTTGCTGATCTATTGCATACTTATTATAAGCTTGTTGATTCACATATTGTCTTAACTCCGGATCTACATCATATCTTAGTCCTGCAAGACCTTGTAGAGCACGTTGTGCATACGGATTTCTATAATACGTATCACTATTTTCAATATTCTATTTGTTAGCGTTTATGTATCTACCGATTCCATCAGCAATACCTGTTAGACTAGGTACTGCCATTTGCATATATGGTAACCATTTATTATAGAATACAGAAGATTTGCCATTCGCAAAATGTGCATATTGTTTCATGTTGTTCTCATAATTATGTTGTTCTGCTTGTCTATCTGAAATATCTTTCAAACCATCAAGTAATTGTTGTTTAGTAGAACCTATTTGTTTGTTATAAAGATCTTGAGTATTCTTACTCAAAGAACTCAATTTCCCGTATTTTCCAACCTTCTTTTCAGATTGGTTTATGAAATGTAATTTGTCTGCATATGGTCTACCTTGTTCTGCGAATGTCCTTCCTGTTGTAAAATCAACATCATTGCCGAGTATTACATTATCGTCATTTTCACTAACCGATGATTTCTGATTATCAACTCCAACCTTACCTTTTGTGATTACAGAAGCTTTGCCGCTGCTAAAGTTGGCTATCACTTCGCCTTTACCTACATAAGAATTGTGTAATCCAGAAACATATCCGTCAGGAGACCATACTTTATCTTTACCACTATTATACATCGGTATATCTTTTCCTTTATTAGCATACAGTATACCACCTTGAGTATTTCCGTATTTCTACATATATTGCTGTTTCATCAAATCTGACTGAGCTTGTGCTCTGTTAAATATATTAGTATTTACAGCCATTCTTTGTGCTAATTCACCTTGACGTTGTGCTCGTTTCATAGCTCTACGTTTTGCGCTATTTCCAAATAAAAGTCCACCAAGTCCTCCAACAACAGCACCTATTCCTGCGCCGAGTGGTCCGCCTATAGAACCTATAGCAGCTCCTGCACTTAAACCACTCATAGCTGTTGACATTGTTCCTTGGTTCCCCTATTCTTTAGCATTCTATACAGCCTGATCAACGTCAACAGCATTCTGTCTTTGATATTGTACTCCTCCTACATTTCCATAAGATGTACCAGCTTGAGAAGCAAGTTCGGATGCGTTTGCAACAGGTCTATTATATGCGCTAAACACATCACCAACAAAATTAGCTGTAGACATTAATGCTGATGTAGGATCCCAAGATAATCCTGTTGATGATACGCCTTTAGATGAACCTCCGTTTTCAGAACCTGGTTTTATTTCCGAATGTTCTGGTTTGTTAACCATATTATTTAATTGATTTGGACTAGCTGTTTGTATATCGCTTCGAATAACACTCTCAAGACCAGGTACGTTACCCCATGTTAGATGTTTATTTCCGCTCGGTTGATTAAAAGATATAATACCTTTCGTATCATTATACCAATCATTCCAATCCCACTTGCCATCGCCATATCTCGGTTTTTGATTCTTTATATATTTATAATTTGTTAACTACATGATTTTCTAAATTTAGTAATTATATAAGATATAGGTGTTATTATATTATCTATTTCGCCAATCATGTATTTTCCACGCAATCTGTTTCCATAGACCGCATTCTAACCAACTCTCGGCAACGAATATCTATAATTTCCTTCTCTGTTTGTTATCTTTGGTTGTTCATAAGTAGTATCTCCGGATATTTCTGTATACCACGTAAACTTAAAATCTTCAATATTGGTGTTTTTATATTGTTCTGTAACGATTTCCTAATTATCAAATACTTTGGTTATTCCAGGATTAGCATTCACAACATATTTTAATTTTGTATTAACGTTTTGAGTTCCATTATTCCAATGTCCGATGTTTAATTTTCCTTCTTTCGATGGATTTAACAAATAAATATTATTATCGAACGTGAGATGATTTTCGAAATCCAAATCGTATACAGATGTAAATGCTTGTATCATTTCATTATATGCGATAGATTTATCAGGATCTCCGTGTAATACTTTAGAAACAACCTCGTTATATTTTTTATCATAGAACATAACTGGTGCAGATATTCCAGAATATTCGTGCATAATGTTCTACGTGTTGTGTGTTTTATTTAGTTGTACAACCCCGTTACCAGATAATGTTTTTATTTCACTGTTGTGCGAATCAAACCAATATAAAGATGTATTAGAACACGTATCGCAATATTGTTCTTTATGCATACCTGTTGTATAATCAATATAATCGTATCTACTCAATACATCTCCAACACCAAGAACTATAGGTTTTCCAGAATCATCGCTTATTTGACTGCGCTCGTTTACACTAAACTGTCCAGTTGCGTGCTCTTGCCAAAACATTAATATATTGTTAAATGTTCTAAGATGGGTTATTTCTCCGTATCTATCGTCAACATCTAAAAAATTAGCAGGTTTAAATACTTGCCAACTATCAATATTTTCGTTATTCGATTTTAATTCTGAATAGTAACATCTATAATCTACACAAGATAAGGTATTGCTATCATCGCTAATATCTATAACCTCGTGTGTTTGAGCATTTGATTGTTGAGAATACGCAGTATTGTATACATATTCAGGATCATCCTACGCATAAATGTCGTTCACATTTGATGGTTGTTGTTGTAAATTTGTACACAATCCTTCACTGTCGAGATTCTTTGAAAATTCATTACCGTACGATGTTATCATGTTTATACTTGTTTCCACGGGGAATGTGTATATAAGACACGTTGTTACAGGACTGGCAACATCTTTATAGTAATATTTATGAGCACTCACATACTCAAAAGGTTGAATATAACAATCTCCGTTAAATACGATCTTCTTTTTATTCGGATTATACTTATAATAATTTCCACAACTTACATACGTATTTGTTAATCTGGAAGTGTATTGATAACCATTATACGGAACGGTGTTCTGCTTCAAGTTACAAAGATATGTTCCAGCAATACTAGATCTATAAATAAAGCTAGTCAAATCCTATTCTCCTTCTTCTTTACGTACTACCTTGTCGTATATACAAGATTTGTCTCTAGAAGCTTCGCTTATAGCCTCGTCTACTGTAACCTCATTTGGAAACGTTGTAGAATATAAAGTTTTTTGCTCTGTAGCTGGATGTTCATATATGTAGCTGTACCATAATTCATAATCGCTTAACGATGTCATTTGATTAGAATGCTTTAATATTCTATCAGTAGCTACATTCTTATATAATATATTATTGTCGCTTTCCAGATTTATCAATATGCTATTTCCTGCAGTACCTACTAATCCAGATGGCATGTCTCCATATGATATTTTTGTTTTTCCTTCGCTATTGAATAACCCTTGCTCTTTGTCTTTGGTCAAATATTTAGATTCGCCATATTTTCCTCCCATTATAATATTACAATATGTCGATATACCTATTGGTTGTACGTAATCATTATATTTATACGACCATGAAGTTGCTCCGTTCTGAGTGTCTGCTGAAAAAATATCATCCCATCCGAGAGCGTTTGTTATAATTGCATCCTTAACATTATACTTCTCAGTTCCTTTTATATTATATGAATTTACAATATTTGCGTCACCAAATAATTTGGTAGTTTCATTTGAATTACTGTACGCTCTTGTATATAGGAATGGTGTCTTTTCGTATAGTTTAGAATACCCGTAACAATATTGTACACAGTTTATATAATTTTTATATGAAGGTGTTGCTATTATACCAAGAGATCCGACATTTGCAGCGCCTTTGTAATGTCTTTCTGGCGTTTTATAAGTAAGATATTCATAACTGTCTACAGACCTTCTAAAACCATAATTCTTAATATCAGGATTATTGTATAATCCGCCACCAACGATAAGATCTTGACCGTTCCTTGTACACGCTTTGTTTTCAAAATAATTAATAGCTGTTCTTCCGTAAGAATCATATATGAAGAACAGTTGATTATCTTTTAATTTCGGGTACTTTTCCTATGTTTGTTTAGATTCTCCACTCGGAGCAAACAATACAAGTTTTATAGGATCGTCTATAAATCCAGATTCATATGAGCGTAATACAAACTGATCTACAGGTAAATAATCCCATTGGTCTGTCTTTAAATCAACCCCGTAATCTACATACGGATTTCTATCTAGCTTAATAACAGCTCCATTTATATTGATAGACTCTTTATCTACAATGTCAAAAGATGTAGCATACGGAGGTAGTGGTTGTTGATTGTTTGACCACGCTGTACTTGTATAATAATAAGATTGTAATAATATATGATCTTTTATTTTCGGACGCTCCTATTTGTCGGCACTAACAGTTATGAGCTCGTTACAAGTATCTAACGCATGTGTTTTACCTTTACCTTGACCGAATATATAAAAAAACGGCTATATTGACAAATTAGTATTGTCTATTACGCTTTTCATGTAATCTCCGTTGTAACAAGCCTCTGGACATATAAACTAAAACAATGTACGGTTGTCGAAATTATCTGCTTCATATCCATTTGCATCATTTAGCTTACCAGCGTCCCACACGTTTTTAAGACATCCATTATGTGATACCCAGGATTCCCCATTCCAATACGATTGTGTTGTAAGTATACCTGTTGGTGTATACACAGGATCTATCTTAACATTTGCCGCGTACTCATTTTTTGTTTTCCTTACAGGTCTTGATAATACACCTTGCGCTATATTCTAAACATCTTTGGACGATCTGTAACAACGTACTATTTCATACGCTACTATTTGATCCGATTCGTTGTATTCATCGTTCTTAGCTATGTACTTATTTATATCTGTTAGATCTACTTTAAATTCAATACCCAAAGGTCTCACAACAAGACTTGTATTATGTACATTCGATTCATATGTGTCAAAACATTTTTCATTACACGGAGGTGTTCTAACATCACCGATCCACATAACAGGCGTAGCTTCGTTTCTTTTGTTATACAATACTATACCAAACCTATACAGTTCGTCTCTTTTTAAAGATCTAAATCCATAAGATATACATGAGTTGGAATATGTGCATGTTTTATTTGAAGATTCAAACAAATCTGTATAATCAATCTCGTCCTACAATTCCATAGAATTATCACCAGTTTCGAGGTTCTATATAACATACCCGTATTTCAGTTTGTTGTCATATGATAACGGTTTTACTCCATCACTACTTTCCTCATAATTTGTTATCAACGTATTTCCGACAGCTCCGACGTTTTCATATAAAAATTCTGGATCTGTCTAACGCGTTCCATGTGGGTTTCCTACATTAGAATAATCTCCAACTAATTCTGTTATTACAAACCTCCACTTTATATTTTTACCGTATCCTCCGTAATATGCACCAGTTCCATCTTCCGTAAGTTCTCCAAGTCTACATACATCATCTTCGATATTAAAAGTTTTTGTTACATCGTTGTATTCGTTAAAATAATCAGACGTATCATTTTTACTATCATAATAAGACTCTTTATCTATATCTTCTCTTGTTTTTGAATACGTAGTGTTTTGATCGGAGTACTGTGAATATACTGTTTTATTCTACCTATTGAACCTAAATGCTCTAGCGTCAAAGTGATTTGCAATATCGTTTAGTGATGATGCTGAATCTTTAATGTTTGCTGCAAATAATCGTCCGTTTTTAGATTCCAATACTTTCGGAATGATATGTATTCCAGATATGTTGTTAAATTCGTCTACTGTTATTTCTGACAAATATCCCTGACCAAAATCAGTATAGTCTAAAGTATCGAGTTGTGGTATTTTTTTATTATATATTACGCCAACTTTCGGAAGTTGTCCTCCTTCTTCATAATATATTCTATATATTTCTATATGATTATATGCTGCGTTTTCTTCCTTTTCTAATTTTATTTGTAATTTTACACCACATCCTATATACTTACCCTTACTTCCACCTTTTGTTATTTTAGAAGCGCTGTTTTCTTCATTTTGTACCAGCTGTATTGTGTTTGTAATACAAGACATTGGACTTGCAGATCCGTTTTGATCATATAGTCTATAAGCATATTGGACAACGCCTGCTGTAAGATTTCCTGTAGTAAGACCTAAAAACTTTATAGGATTTAAAAATACACATTGTATATTTTCTATTTTTGATAAATCCCCAGATATTTTTTCATTGTGACCATCATTGCCTTCAGCAACATTCAATACGAGCATGAAATGCTTACCGTCTGCGATATACAGTTTTATATTTTCTTCGGTTTCGTATTTTAATACAATACTCACCTTTTCCCCGTCTAACTAATTTTTAACACCAGTTCCAGACAAGTATATTATTTTAATGTCTTCCAGTATTTTTTCATCAGATAATGTTGCACGCGCAACAGCCCATTGCTCTAACTACTGTTCTGAATTTTCATCTTCTACATAACCTTTAACTATTATAATACCAATATTACGTATTGTATCCGCAGCTAAAATAGAATCTATATGAAATGGGTTTCCGTCAAAATCAATAAGCTTAATATTAAGTTTGTCCCAGTCACACCCCTCTATTGGCTGTATAGATCCATATTGGTTTGTATTAAAGCCGTCAGCGTCTCCATTTAGCATATAATTTCTAAGATTCTCAGCGTATAAATACTGACCTTCTTGTATATTAGAATATGAAGCATCTGTATTCATACCCTTGTTGAATACATTAATTGAGGTGTTGTTTTGATTAGTATCCATAATAATAATCGTTATAATTTAATTGTCTCTTTCCGACACTGCTGAAGAAATTATCATCGCTGTCCCAATCTGGTATTAATTTATTCCATTCGTTTTTGATAGAACGCATGTCTGTTTCTGTTGGTATCATTGCTTCAGCATATGCACAATTTCTAAAGAAATTCCATTGTTGTTGTAAATAAAAGTAAACCTGTTGGGAATTACGTACACTTCCACCAAGCTCTCCTTTTAAATATTTGTTAAATGATAATTTCCACATTACATACCAATATACAGCTTCTTGATACGATGCTAAATCTGGTATTAATGGATAACCTCGCTCATCAGTTGCGATTGCTTTATATGACAATTTTACATATCCCTTCGGTTTATTAAATACAATCCATCCAGGTTTTGTAAACATCGTAACATCATTCTCCTCATTTGGGATTCTGTCTGTGACATATTTGGTAAGATTGTTACCATAAAATTGAGCTTGCGTTGTAGGTAATTTGTACCTCATTGGTTGCTCTGGTTCGTGATGCGGGTGCGAGTGTCTTTTAGGTCCTTTGAATGTAGCTGTTTCAGATCTGACTGGTATCCAAGGACCGTCTGGATTATTTGAATATGCAACTCCATTTAATGTATGTAAATCGTCTGGTATTGGTATTTGATTTTCATGTATTTCAAATACAGGGCAATCATCTTGACCAGACTCTTTTTGTATATACTACATCGGAGCTCCTATGTGTTCGATAGCTTCAAATATCCATTCTCTAATGTCGGTCACTCTCATATTTTTTTCCGACATGTCAGAATCTGCCATTATTTTTGCAATAACAGATTCACATTTTGTATATTTGTATATCATCTATATTTATATAGTCGTGATTGTTAAATATTAATTGTGCCAACGCTCGTTTATTTGTTCGTACAAGACTTAAATTGTATTTATATATATCTGGAAAAATTCTAGGTTGCTTAGACCAAAATAGACGATATTTATAACCATCGGAATGTTCATTTAAGTGATATATACGTTTGTTACATTCTTTAGATGCTTTATAATCTACAGATAAACTTTTAGCTGTATATGTCTTGGGTTTATATTTACATATACAAATATAACCTAACCCAGAAGGCATTTTAATTAGTTCTGAACGCATTAAAAGCGCATCTAGGATAATCTTATTACATTTATCTAAAATGCGCTTAAAACGAACGTATGGTACTTCTTTGTTGATTTTATGATATGCTTTATACATATCTTTTGTAGTGTATGATTTTTTATTTTTCATCTTGCTGAGGACCTCTTGGCTTTACACTCGCTATAGTACTGTTGTTATCATCGTCACTAGGCATTTGTAATATAAACCCGAGCTCGTTCTTAATAATCATTTGTTTTATATCTGGTATCATCCACCCTGGTATTTTTACATCATCTTCGTCTACATTAGAATCAGCTCCTGTAAACACTCCGCTGATCCATATATAACGTAACCTATTTAGATCCGTAAGACCTTCTAAATAGACGTATTCGTCTTCATACCACCATGCTAATTCTCCAAATGTATATTTTCTAAAGAAGTGAAAATGTCTGCGTTTCTCATTCATTTTTTGTATCGGACATCCTTCTTGGTCCTGTACACTTATAATACTGCAATCGCTAGATCCTGACAATTCTGGAAGTTTATCCTTTGTTCTTTTTCTATATAAACAGGTACCGTCTAAAGACTCTTCGTCTACAAGTTCGACAGGACCTATTGTTTTCGTTATATCGTCATCTTCATCCTCATCGCTCTTTCCAGCTTCTTTATCTTTCTCTTGTTTTCGTTTAAGAATTGCAGCTTTATATGCTAACACCCATAGAGCTATCTAAGCTCTTGAGAAGTCTTCACTTTCACTTACATTATTATTTCTAATCATTAGTAGAACATCATCTACTATACTACGTAATGTAAATAATTTCATATTATTGTTATTCTATAATTCTTATATCTTCCCCTTTAAGTAATTCGTTAGTATTTACTATTTTGTACTTGTACTTAGTAACCTTTTTGAAATCTAATGTAAACAAACGTTTAAAGAAGTTTTTCTTATTTTTATATTCTTTTTTCTTATATATGTATAGATACTAAGTATTACGTACATCTAATCTTATAGAAATACTGTCTTTACTTATACTATAATATACATTGGTTAAGTCGTTATATTTAATACTATCTGTATATATAGTATCTTTAGTAACTATAACCTAACCCCCTACCCCCTTACTACTATTAACGTTTAAAACCTACGTTTGGGTTGCTGCTGTAGTTAAACCTTTTGAAGAAATTTTATTTTCTTTACGAACACTGTCTATTTGTTGTATTAATTTATCGTTAGATTCTTTTAGTTTAGACATGTCTAGCTATAAAACATTACAAGCCTACTAAGAGTTGTTTAACAACCCCTAATAGGCTTCAATGTTATTCTGAGCTATTTCTAAGCTCTCTGTAAGCTTCTAATTCTGTTTATGTATAGTTATTCCATACAAAACAGATAATGTCACACAAAGGCTTAAAAAGGCTTCTACAGCGATTCTTTTATGGTTTAATAACCACGTTATTATCGCTTGTATCATCGTTTTTATTATTAATTTCAATCCCTGTATATTCACCACCTTTTTTCTTTAAAAACATACCTAAAGATCTCCACGGACCGTTTGGATCCAATGTATGTAAATTCTCAAGAATAGACCATAATTCAGTTAAACATATTATAACTGTAGTGCCGCCTGTTAGTACAAATGGTATCTGATCGTTTAGCACAACGTATTCCAACAAATGTGCTAATAATATAATGGTGAATTCATCCTTTATTTTCTAGAGTGTACCACGCCAATTTTTCTTACTAGTGATTTTTTGTCCTAGCTTTTTTGCTACTTTTATACCATAGATCATATCTACGGTAGTAAATGCAAAACAAGCGACTAATAATCCTACTATAGGGACAACGTATGCTGTGAGCAACGCACTCGCTCCAAGCCATAACTTAGCCCATTGGCTTTGTCCACATATAGAATTGAACATATATCCAATCTAAGTAAGTATGTTATTCATATTAGCTTCTCCACATGTTACACTCCCACTATCTTCGTTTTACTAATCCTGGTAGTACTTTACCGCCACCTTTTGTCCAACGCATGAACTAATTACATATCATGTCGTCAGATTTACCTTGTTTAATATATTTAAATAGTGTCGATTTCTAAAAATTACCAACGCCTAAATTGAATATAAAACTAACTAAAGCTCCGAACTAACCTTGTGTCTTGCACACGCCAAGCTTATTTAAGTAGCTTACAATAGGCTGAACGTCCTATTTTAAATATTCTACAGCTTGTTCTCTTGTTATCTTTTGTCCTTTTTTAACTCCTTTAGTATGTCCATATCCAATTGTCCAAACTCCAGCTGGACATTTATATGCGGTAAGTACTAATCCTTCGAAATTACATATCCCTTTGATAGTGGTATTATTAATATTAAATGTCATAAAATGATTATGTTGTTATGTCGGCAGTCATATAACCTTTAGCTTTCAAATCGGCAAGTAAATCGTTGAATTTGGTTATCATGTCTTCTGTTGTGGTGGCTTCCGCAATATTATCGAGCTTAGGTAATTGTTCTGCTTTTAATTTACCATCAACGAGATCGGCTTTGGTACTAACATTAGGTATTTCAGTTTTCTTAGCATAATCATCCAATGATTGGTGAGCTGTAAGATAACCCTTACCATCTATTTCAGTCTTAGTATAATAAGCAGAAGCATCAGCTTTTTCATTAATTATTTGCTGAACACTTTTAATACCAGGATTGAGAGTTTCAGTATTTCCACTCGGTACTACAAGATTAGTTCCATCATAACCACCAAAACCTTTAAGATAAAGACCATAATTATCTCTATCCATATCGATACCATTCACACCATTAAAACCAACACCAAATATTGATTTAGTATTTGACATGTTTTTACCAAGAGCTATAGCATAATCTCCACCAGTACTTGAATAAGCACCTAAAGCTGAAGAATTAAGACCGGTTGCATTTGCACGATAACCAATACATGTAGAATAGTTACCCTTTGAGCGAGTGGTATCTCCAATAGCTATAGACGTGTCTCCTGTTGCATTATTATTATTACCAATAGCTATAGCTCCAACAGATACATAGCTAACATCTCCTATTGCTATACTCCTATCATTATTTAAATCTATTCCATCTCCTATCCCGATAGCATGATTTCCATTTACAGTTAGACCAGTTCCTATTGCTACACTATTAGACGCACCTGCGTAAGATTTTATTTTTCGTCCTAATACTACATTATAACTCGCCTTTGATGATGAATTATATCCTAATACAATAGATTCGTCTCCATCTACTTGTGAATTATATCCTAAACATGTAGAACCATTGCCGTTTACTGTTGTAAAACATCCTAATGCTATAGATTCGTTTCCACCTGAATACGCATAACAACCTAATGCTGTAGAGTGTTCTCCAACGCTTGTCCAATTTCCTATAACATTATTATAAAATTCATGTGTCAAATCTAATGGTTCTTCTGTATTAAAACCAACATACGAACTGGTATAAAATGTATCAACAACTTCTATCCATTTATTATCAGTTGCATCATATATGTATTGTGGTACTTCACTGTCATTAAGATTATCATTAATTTCCACATACGGAAAATTTACAAAAACATTAGTTTCTTCAATGGTAAGTTGAGTAAGATTATCAACAATACCTGTCTTTTCATTATCAAGATAAAATGTGTGAGTTAAATCAAGAGATTCAGATGTTTTAAAAAAATCACCTTCTTTATTTGTTGGAATAAAGTCATCACTAGTTATAATATTAATGGTTTTATCGAGAGTTTTATCATATATACAATTATAAGCTGGGTCTCCAGGCTCTAAAATACCACTTACGTTAACATAAGTATATTCTTGATTATCCTTTAATGTTTTAATCTTTAGTTTTGAATCATCTGTAGGTATTCCTTTATATGGAGCTGCTATGCTACCATCAATTCCAAACTTAAAACAACGGTTTTGTAAATCATCTAAACGACTATTTACATCTGTTTTGTTAGCTTTAGTATCTAAGACTTCTTGAAGAGATTTAGCTTTAGTTGTTACAGGGTCTGTACCATCATAACCACCAATACCATAAATATACTTTTTATGATCGTAATCAGAAGTAAGGGTTTCTTCTAGATTATAATTATCTTTGTTATAATCTGTAGCATGATGAGCTCCGATTTGATAAAGTACTTTTCCGTCTTTGTCGGCACGAGGTCCGAACCCAACGCTAATAAATCCAATCGGTGTACAAGCAACATTTAAACCGTCATAACTGCCAATTATAGTGTTAAGTGAACCAAAGGTGTCTTGTTTTGTGGTTATTCCACTTCCAATATATATAGAATTAGTATATCTGGATTTTATATTGTCTCCAACACAAACACTACCATAGTTAAAAGTGTTTGATGTACCCATACAAATAGTGTTATCGCCTCTTTCAAGTTGGTTGTTATCGCTACCTATAGAAATGCAAGTATTGCTAAAGTTTCTTACATTATTAAAACCTATATCCACACAACGATAACCATAAGATTCTTGTTTGTTTCCATCGTTGTTAAATAATCCACTTATATTATCTGAACGATAAGTTATGGCATTATTTAAATCAGCTTTAGTATCTAATGTAGACTTTATTTCGTTATCAGTCGTTTCCCTCTAAGTCTTTTCATCAGATATAGCTGTCATGACAGAACTAAAATCAGCAGATATTACATTATTATCTATGTTAATACCATCACCAGCTGTATAGACATCTTTCAGATCGTTGATAGATATTTTCTCTACATGCTCTTCCTCATCAAGTGTTACAAACGTAAATACAAGCTGTTTAGCTTCAGTATCATACGTTACATTCTTCAAGAATTGATCTTTTGGAATATTTATGCTTCCACGTGACTCGTTGTTAACCATAAGTGTATACTGGAGATCACTCTCTGTAGATTTAACAAGTTCAATGCTTGCATCTGTATCGAGAGCCTGCTTAATTTTATCGGCAACATTTATATCACCATTCTCTCCAGAAATCAACACAGAGCCGTCTCCTTTTACTTCTAACGCGTTCTTTCGTTCCCCGCTTCCACCACATCCAACAGAGAACAAAGTGGCATCAGAATCAGCGCAAACGCCTTTTGGGCTATTTGGATCTTTAGCAGCGGTAGACTTATTCATTACACCTACAGCAACTTCCCCGAAGTTCTTAGTCTCAGTTGCGTAGCCTAAAGCGATAGAATTAGCATTGCCTGTTTTGGTACCAAAGAATTCAATTTCTTGCTTCTTTTGAATTTTCATATTTAAAATAAATTAAAGTATTGTCTTACCCATCTCGGTCTGTCAGCATCTTTAAGCTGAGCAACAGACATATCATAACAAGCACTAATATAAGCATTATGATCATTGTTCACAAGTTTAGAAATAACCTCTCCTTGATCCGATGCAAACTTGCACATTGTGACATATAATGCCCATTTATTATAATTTGGAGCATCGTCTATGCACTTGTTTTCATCTTTAAGCGTTTCAAGTATTGACATGTTTAAAGGGGCACCAGAACTACCATTCGAGTTTTTAAACTTGTTTAGTATTTCATATGCTTCCTTTTGCGTTAAGAAGTTATTATAATTACATAAACCTTCAGTACAATCTAACAACTCATTTATTGTATTATCATCACATTTTGATAGATAAGACATGATCGTTTTTACTATTGCGCACTTTACTTCAGAATCACTATGCTCTTCCATTAAAGAAGATATTCTGTCTATGTGCATTTTCATTTTAGACTTGTCCATTGTTATTATTGTTTATAGTGTTTGAAAGATTTGAAATCATTGTTTTAATATCTTCAACAGAAGATTCAAGTTTTGAGAAACGTTGTTCTGTTTCTTTCTTCTCTTTAAACACCGGATTAAACTCGGACAATACTTTGTTACATTTTTCTACTGTTGCTTTATGTAGATCAATTTGGTTAAGAACTTGTTCAGATTGATCTTTGATAGATTCTACCTCACGTAATATAGCATCTCTATTTGGAGATATTACAAGGTTTTCAGCATACCCTATTTCAGTATCGTCTTTAAATGTATATGTTTTTGTAACATCTCCAGCTTTGATAGTTATATCTGTAACCATCGCAGAAGTAGTGTTATGCAACATATCAAAATGCGGAAGACCTTTGTTTATAACTTTACCTTCCTGTACAGTAATATCTGTTTTATTGAAGATAAATATCGGATAATTTGGATTCAAATCTTTAAACAACATAGTTTGTAAATTTAAATAAAACAAAAAAGGGAAAGGGATATTGTCCCTCTCCCTTCTATTAACCATTTTATGCAGCAGCTGCAGCAGGTTTCAGAGCTGCGATTAACGTAGCATTCTGTTTCTGCTGACTGAGCTCTAGTCTTGCATCATTATACCTCTATTGTAAATCACACTGCCAGTGATTATTCAATGTATCTATGATACGTTGAGTATTATCCTGGCTAGAACGGATTATATCACATTTATCTTGTGCGTTCTGGAAACTTGATGCAGCGAATCCTCGTTCAACGCCTGTTGCCACATACTGGATTGCATTCTGCAAAGTGTTAGTCTGATTACATGTTGCGAGCTACTGCTCATAACCCATCTTGATAATGTTCTGTTGGGTCTGGCAGCAGCAGTCCTTAAGTTGCTGAATTATATTCATATCACCTAAGTTAGCTGCATTGATTACTCGTTCTGCGCTATAACCGATCTTTCCACCAACCTGTTCAATTGCGGAACGTACCGCACAAACAGAGTTTTGTAACTGGTTGAAATCACAGTTAAGATTTGAAGCAAGAGCTTTCAGATCACAGTTATTACCTTGAATAGCTCCCATAATTAAGTTGCTATTCTGGTTATCTGCCATCTGATTACGCAGAGAATCAAGCTGTCCTTGAATTTCAGCTCCTTGGAGACCATTACGGTTACCCCAGAAACCTCCATTACCGAACATCATGAGGAATACCAAATAGATAAAAGGATTGTTCATCCACTAGTTGTTATTCATCATAGATGCCATTGCCAACGGATCTTCATTATTGCGTCCTGCCATAGCTGCTATAGCAAGAGCGTCGTGGTTATTGTATGCGCTCGGATGATCGTAACAATAAACCTTCTCAGTTATTTTATCTTCCGTAGTTAAAAGAAATAAAAGGATTAATTAAAAAATGGCTATGAACCTTCATAAAATAACTTGCAAGTTATAGGGATTTACAGGTGTTCGCACACCTATAAATCTGGTAGCTAAGTGCTACCGCTGATATTTCCATAACGGAAATTTATGCGTTTATGGTTGCATCAATGTACAATTTTTTGATAAAATATGTTAAAATATATTATGTTGTGACGTAAAAACGGTCATTTGGAGTTGTTTTTGGTAATTCTATTGTAAACGTACCAGACTGCTTACCTTCTAAATATATACCATACTGTATGAAATTATTGCCGGCAGCATCCTATACGAGAAAGTCACAAGCGTCCGCATTTGGATTTTTTACAGTTATTCTCCACAAATATGTACCATTTCCAGTATCGCTTTTTTCCATTTTTGTAATTGTATCCCCACCACTTATAGGAGACGTTGTTACAGTAGTCCATGTTGTTGGGGCTGTATAATTTGCCACATTTTTAAGTTGTCCATTTGTTCCACCTAACTATAATGTATTATCAAATACATTTGCATATAAATATCCAAATTTAGGTTGTACACCAGTGTCCAATGGTGTTCCATAACAATCGTAACTCAAATGTTTCGAATTAGAATCCCACCTGGTGTAAAATGCTCCATTCGACAATGCTAAAAACCTCAAGCTCCTCGTATCATACATAATAAGTGTATATGAGGAGGCAGTTTCATTTTTCACAGTTGCTGTGGATGATAAGGAGGAACGCCTATCGTAAGTAGGTAAACAAACAGGGGATTTAATGTTTTTTATATTGTCTACAACCGTACGCAATCCGTTTAAATCTAAATATTGTGCCATATTTTATCAATTAAATAATGTAGTAATTTCCGATTTTAGTATAGGTGTTAATATATCTTTAGATTGTGATTTGATTCCTGCTGTACTTGTTCCGGAATAAGTAGAACTGAATGTGATTTTTCCATTCGTATCCACGCTCAAATTACTAAGTAGTTGTTTACCCAGCTATTTGTAAACACTATTCATATTTGACCTGTTTGTAGTGTACATTGTATCTACGTCTATTATAGCCCACTTTGTCCACTTATTGCGGGTATCAGTAGAGTAAGTTCCACCTATTGGATAGAATCTCTAGTATGTAAAAAGAACTCCATCTGTATGAGACGACGTTGTGCCTGTGGCAAATTCCCACAAATCATTTAATTCAGTAGCTGTTCTTATCGTTTGGATTATAGCATGCTTTCCGTTGTCTGTTTGCAATGTTACAATTGCGTTCTGATCGGTTACGAAATAAGAAAGCCCGTCTTTTTGGTTAGCTACAGCGTTAACTAGAGATTCAGCATTGGTATACCCACACAAATCTAACTATGATGTTGTTATAGTTGCTGGAGTTTGTATAGCATTTAATTTGTTTTTGTCTGTACTAGACATCAAACCATTAGCGGATGTAGAAGCTAAAGGATAAGTAGTATTAGTATCTGTCCAAGGTACATGAACATAAGCTTTATTACTGTCTAATTTTACAGCATAATTTCTACCTGTTTCTGCATATCCAAGTGCGATACCACCAAGTGTACCGTTAGCGGCAGTTGGAAGACTATACTTATTAGCACCTTCTGCGATGTTGTCAAGTTTCTTCTTGTCAGTACCACTCATAAGACCGTAAGTCGAAGCATCAGTGCTTGGTTTAACAATTGGTATATTGTAACTGCTGTCGGTACCAACTAAGTTGAGTGTTAAACCTTTAGTATTAGTAGATGTATCATTAAAAGAATTCCCAGACAATCCAAGATCATCGAGTTTAGTTTTATCGGCAGTAGTAAAATCATTTGTACTTAATCCTTTACCAGATACCTTATCAACTTTACCATCAAGAGCAGTTTTTGTAGCATAAGTATTAGATGCACTACTTGTTGTTAAATATGTATTGTTATCGTAACTAACAACACCTTCTGTCAATTTAACAAGACCTGAACCAGTTGCAACTCTTATACTTTTATTACTATTACCAACAACCAACCTGCTTGCAGTAAGATTTTCAGTAGTCGTTACAGCACCGTTGATGTTAGTCTGCACTACAGTCCATGTAGGTGCTGGTGTACCTTCAGCATTGCTTGCAGTTTGAGCTATAATCATATCTCCAGGTTCACATGTCTGACCGGCAAACGTACCAGTTGCAGCAACTACATATACATCTCCAATTTTTACATTTTTTGTAGGGAGTGCGTATTTAGCATCAACAGTACCTCTATATACCAAAGCAGATGTAAGAGCTGAAATTTCGCTTTTTGTTGCGTATGTAGTAGAAGCTGTATTTTTTGTCAAATATGTACCTGCAATATTGTTACCGTTTGCATCATTTGTAGCTTTTGTAGCACTAGTAGCACTATCAGCGCTAGCAGCATGACCAGCATTTGTTGCTGATGTAGCGCTATTAGCCTTTGTAGCAGAATCTGCGGTTTTTGCATGATCCGCTGTTCCAGCAGTAGATGGTTTACCAATAGATACCGTTTGAGCAGAACCTCCAGATGGCGTTACAGTGAACGTACCGTTCGATCCATTTGCAAATGTATAGGTTGTATTGGATGCATTTGCTCCATTTTTAAAGAACGTCCAAGTTTTTATATTGTTTGACCAAGCTGTAAGCTGATACAAACCGGCAGAATGACCAGAAGTGTCTCCAGTAGTAACATACCATAACTGTCCTATAGCCGCAGACGTTGTTTCACCTCCTGCTTTATTATACAAAGACCAATCTGGAATATTTGCTAAGTCAGCATACGTGTTTACTCTTCTGTGACCTATAATCTCATCTGCATATACAATACCATAACCGGATGCGGTGGTATTACCAACTCGCATTGTTCCGGATTTAATTTGTCCTAATTTTGCCATATTTAATCCTCCAATTATCTAAATGCGAGTGAGTTGTTTGAAAACGCACCCTTATTAACACTTACATATACATAATAGTCTTTTGTAAGTCCTGCTTTGTTTTTCACATTTACTGTTTGCACAGCTCTGAAGTTATCTTTAATAGGATCTGCGCCATCTGCTATGATTGAAATAAGCTCGCCGAAACTTGTTGGATATGCATAACAATAGTAGTGGCTTGAATCTGTATTTGCTGTGATAGTTGCTTGTCTTGAACCCAACAACAATGGATTTGCCAATGCTGCAATTGTACTGCCATCAGGCGTTGCAGATGTAACAGCTCCACAATAAACACACTCTCTAAACTTAACTATCGCAGAAGCACTTGTGTTATCATTACCACTTGCTTTTACTACTTTCTGACCGCTTAACATCAATCCTTTTTTTGCAGCAGTCAATGTTACTTGTGCTATAGTTGCATCAGTTACTGTGGTTGAAGTTTTACTTTGTACTGCACACACACTACTTGCAGTACCGGATGCTGGTTTAGTAGAACCCCACGCACCACTGACAGTTTCAGGGTCTTTATATCCTACAGTTGTTGTCCATTTCCAAGTACCTGTATATTGTACTGATGATCCTGTTGGTACAGTAATGGTAGTTCCAGAATAAGCTGTAGTATCTGCACTTCCGCCAACCTTAGTGACAGTCCATCCGTTTGTAACAAGTTGTGGAGCAACTAATGGTTTATCCCCGTTAAGTATTGCATTAATATCACTTCTATCACTATTTCCGCTGGTCTTTGGATAATATTTTTCTTTTATTTGTCCCACAAGTGTGCTAAGACCAGCACTATCTAAATATTTTGCCATATTTAATCTTTAATTATTCAGTTTCTGTTGTATTTATTTCATCTATTGGGATGTTCATTACGTTTATTACGTTAAGTGCCTGGCAGAACTTACCACCACCTTTCAAATTATTTATAACACCGCCAACATACATTTTATAATCTTTGTCGACATAAATAGCATTCGGAATCGCTTTATACCCTGCTTCAAAATTTGGAATAAGTCCTGAGAAATTATCTGACGATACCCATACTCCAGGATTGTCGTTTAAGATAATACCTCCGTTATTATAATATGTATCGTTATCCTAATCTTTTATTGCAAATATGTTCTTATCTTTAAGATATACTAAAACACAATTATCGCTTGTTATAGATCCTGCTGCGATAGTAACATCTCCTGTAACAACACTGTCAAACCTTACAATCTTTGCAACGCTTGTAGGATCTGTTACAGTGCTGCTACCACCATCACTCAAACCGTCAAGTTTGATTTTATCAGCAACTGACATCAGACCGTTACATGTCTGACTTGCTTCTGGAATTTCTTTATCGATTAATGTACCGGGTGCTTTTAAAAGGCCTCCTGTATACATCGAGCCGAGTGTAAGCTTATTTTTGTCAACATTTGTTCCAACACCGACCGATAACAAATCACCAAGAGATTGTTTAATTGCGTTAATATTATTAGCGACAGTTCCGGTTTTCGTAGCAACGTTTGTTTCTCTAATGATCCACGCTGACCATTCTTGTGTTGTACTATCAAAACCTGCATCTTTATTATATATTGCGGCAGGTTTGTGAAGATATGTTCTGACATATGTTGCAGAAATTCCATCTTTGTGTGCTACACTGATAGAGGAATCGCTTGTGTCCATCACACAATTGCCAACTAGTACTTGTACACAGCCATGTATAGGATTTTCACCAAATACATAAAGTGTAGAATACATATCGCTAACATAGAACACTAAACCTGTTTCTGAATTTTTAGCAGCTTGAGCAAGATCCCAAGCACTTTCATATCCACAAGTATCGATTTGTGACAGCGTTATAATTGTTGGCTTTTTAGCGTAGGTATTCTTTATATAACTTTTAAGGGTATTTAAACCGTTTAAATCTAAAAATTTCATAATCCTTCTAATATTTCTTGTTCTGTTATAGGGGTCATATCAAAACCAAGTTCTTTTAATTTTGCAATCTCCTAATACAGCTAGCTATTTATATTATTCTAAAATTCTCCGCCTTTCCAATCGTAATCCTTTATCTGTTCCGCGCTTGCAATTACTCCGTCTTGTGAACCTGAGACAACTCTCGAAAAGAATTTTATATCGTCTTCTAAGTATTTCATGATATTGTGAATTTAAATGATGTCTGATCTAATTTCTAATACGATCTATAACAGTATTTGTAATCAGATCTGGACAGTTGTTTTATTGGTTGATCTTGTCCGGATATTGTAAGCTTGTTGATAGGTGTTTTACTTACGATCCAAAGATATGCCCAATTTCCAGTACTGTTGGATATTAGGAAATCTTTCTTGAGTGTGTTTACTTTTGTCAATTGTGCGATATTCACATCGTCGGCATTTTCCACACTTGAAAATCCTATATAATGATCATCTTGTCCAGATGGCGGTGTGGGTTCAACATCACGTAAATCTATCACTATGTTTCCTTGTTCTCCAGTTTCCTTACAAGTCAACTCGAAAATATCACCATAATCGATAGTATACGTATGAAGATTACATTTTCCCCAACCTGATTCATATGCGGTCATAACTACAATCATTCTATAAATGCCATTTTTCTGCTAACATGCTGGAAAATATGCAGATACATCATTAGATCCCTCTTCAAGAACAAACGGAGCTATAAACTCTTCAGGTTCTGGTTTATGACAACAATCATGAAACTTCTCAGGTATTATTCCGAATCCATTATAACTTGGCCAGATGTGATAATCATGAAATCCTTCTGAACATACTGCATATTCGCATTTGTTGTAGCTCGGTCTTACATTGTATCCAAATCTACCACATCCGTGTACCGTATATTTAGATGGCTCATAGAATTGAGGAAACGGTTCTTTTGGAAATCTTTTAACAAAATGACATTTATCAGAAGACTTATTTACAAAATACACACGTAGCTGTTTCATATTAACAGTGTCTGTAGAGGCAGGACCCTTAATTGTAAATATAACTTTAATGTCGTTTCCTGTTCTTATTATTCTCATAATAGTGTGTATTAGAACATTAAAAAGGACTCTAAAAAGAGTCCCAAGTAATGTAAGTTAATAATTAGGCAATACCTTCGTCTGTTGCTGTAAGTCCGAGATTTGTCAAAATATCACCAATCTTGCTAGATCCAGCTATATCGTAAATCTCAACACACTCCTTTGTACGACGAATCTGATCGTCAGCAGCATGATAGTGATTCTCGAACATGATTGTAAGACCGTCGTATTTCTTAGTGATGTCTGTAACCATATCTGGCTTGATAACTGGCCATGTACCCTCACCACGGTTCAGGATACCCTGATAACCCATAGCCTGTGCTTCACGATCACGTACAAGCTTAGCATCAGTTGTGCACCATTTACCAGGAGTCTTCTCGATCTTGAGACCTGTGATAGAATACTTGTTCTTAGAAGCGAATGCAGGAGCTGTAGGATCTGTGTAATATACATTTGCACTGAAACGTACCTTATTAGCCCAGTTCAAACTATCATTTACATTATCATCATCATAATCCATAGCCGTAAGTGTTACAACACCAGCTGCAGCAGTAGCGTAAACACGAGCTCTCTTATACTGAACGTTAATCTGCTTCTTAATAGCCTCTGCAATAGTATCGGCAGTATCCTCTGGCTTTGTTACGTACTCATAAGACTCTGTCCATTTACGATAACGAGTAGGTAGATCCTTAAATGTAAGACGTACTACGATACGACGCTCACCCTTCCTAAACTCTGTCATAACTGCAGAATCAACATTACTAAAGTCAATAGTAATTGTGTCAGGAGTACTGTTAAAGTGTGCCTGCTTAACTGTTGATGTAATATCATCACGCTTAATTGTGTTTGTCCACTTAATTACAGGTACATACTTAACATCGCCATCCTTTGTACGAATTGCTGTGTTCTTACTGGTAATAAAACCTATACGGAACTTCTTAGCCTTTGCTGTATTCTCAGTGCTGTATGGATTATCAACATTATCCATACTCATTACAATAAACTTACCAGCATCTGCGTTAGGTGCATTCTTCTCAATCTGTGCAACTGGAGCAGTAGCAGCCAGTTCGGAACCAGTACCTACAAGTACTGTATTTACATATGTAATCATAATTTAAAATATTTAATTTTTTCTACTCCCTCTATTTAATAATACTAGACCTAACTAGCTGAGGTTTCCACGTTAAAATTATTCTTGAGTATTTACTTCATTTGTAATGGTTTCATAACGTTTGTCTTGCGTATTCTCAACATACATTTGAGCTGCAATCTTAATTACTTCGTACATTACATTATCGTTAAAATCCGCATACTCAAGTGACGGATCATCTAACGTTATTATATTAGGTTTTCTTAAATAACCTATAGTATAAGAATAAATCTTATAATTTTTATCTGTTAATAGCTCACAACCTTTCTCTGTTCTTATTCTCAAAGGTCTTGCTTTATGTCTAATATAATGAAAATCTGTAAGAGAATTATTTATTCTATGCATGTAACTATCACGTGTGCATTCAAACACATGTGTGTTTGTTTTATATTCGTCGTCATTATCTGAAATAACAACATCCTCATTAAGAATATATAAAAAGTCATTCGGATATGATACAGCATATGAATCATAATTTGGTTCCTTTAAATCTTTACTAAAATCTTGAGTAAAGTAAGAACACTCTTTAAACAAATTTATCAAATCCTCCCTACGTTTTTCGGTTTGTTCAAATCCCGTCTTGTGTACAAAATCGCCATTAAAACGAAGCTTAACAAACTTTGCAACAGCTTGGTTGATCCAATACAATGAATCCGTAGTTAGCGGCTTATTAACAGAATCGTTAATCTTACCTATCTCTGTTTCAAATGAAGTTAATATCTAATACGGTGTCATTGTTCATCCTGTTGTGTTTGTTTATTTTGTTGTTTGGACTTATTACCCCCTAACAGTAGGAATTTATATTTACTTATATACATCTATACAGCACCTTCTACAATATCGTCGAATGCTGAAAAAGGTAAGTCACAATAACTATGTACAGCTTTTTCAGAATTATCTTCATCATTATAATTAATAACATTAAATCTGTTTATTTGTTTATAATATGTAAGATTTAATTTAGATATTGACGTATATTGATCATGCAGTACCTTAATAAGTTCTGTACCATCATTTGTTGTTTCCCATACTACTAACGGGAATCTAATAATACAGCCCGAATTGAAGAATGACTGTGTTACATTTAGCGCATCTTGCTAACGTATAAGTTGATTCTGTATTACGTTATTCTTTACAGAAGATCCTCGATATTTGTTTACAATACTTGAAGATCTTAAATATCTGTAATAATCAATTGGTTTTTTGAACAACACATATTGATTTTCAACGCCTGCTGACATGTCATCAAGAGTGATGTCGGATTTATTTATCACTACACGACGAACAAGAGTTCTTAAAACATCATTTATTTTTGACGTTGCAGAATTACTCTCTTGTGAAGTACCTAAAGCAATTATGAGCCCATCAACATATTGTGCAGCATATTCACTTAAAAATGAATATATTGTATCGGTATCTAATTTCTCTTTTAGTTGAAACTCCGGATATATTTCATTAATCCTTCTTTCAAACTCGATACCTAATTGTCTGGTTTGTTCTGTTGTCATGACTCAAAACTATTTATAGATGTTTTTGTAGAAAGTCTTTGAGATTCTACAATCTCTGCAGACATTATAATAGCCATATTGATAATTTCTTGGGCCACATTATCATTTAATTCAAAGTACGTAGTATCTTCAAAATCACATTGTAACCCAGGCAATACAAATGGTTTTGGCTTTTTTATAAATGTACATTCGAGATCGTTAACATCGTTGTAATTGTATTTAAAACTGTCAAACAGTAAATATATAAAATGATTTTCTAGATATAGCACAGGAGTTGATATCCACGGCTTATTAGTATCGGTTTCTTCAAATCGTTGTGCGTCTTGATGACTTATGAGGTATGTATTGACTTTATTACCTTTTATATTTACACAAGATTGTAGATAATACATAAGACGAACATCTTGATCATTGCTCATCGTATCCAGATTATATGCCATTTTATTTTTACCATTGAAATCAGCTTTCTCAATGTTTTTTGTTACTATTAACGGTCTGATGTCTTCAATAGCTTTTATATCTCCTTCAAAAGCAACTCTTCTTGGATTATTACCTGTAAGTTTGTTTGCGATTACCGCATTATACGCTTTATCGAGAACTGTAGCTATTTCATAATCAGTAAGCGACGGATATGACGATGTAGTGGTCATCTTGTCATATTCAATCAAAAATTTTATTTTAATATCACTATGCGTCATACGTCGTATAATTTTAATTATTTACTTTCTACTTGGTTTATAATTGAAAGTTTAAGGTCTTGATTTTTCTTTGCATCAAGATAAGCAACAGCGTCCTGCTTAGAATCTGCAAACAACTCACTACCATAATAATAATGTGTCTTATCTTTGCGGATAATACCCTTAGCGATAGCCGTTTCGAGCAAGAACTCAGTCTCCTTTGACTTATTGTTTACCCAAATATCAAAGAACTTCTTAGGGTTCTTATCAATAAGACCGAACAATGTAGATTCGACAAGCTCGTTTGATAGGTTGTCTGACTTAAGACCAAACAAACGCAAACACTTGCGCATCTGATCCAAAGACAGTTTGTCGAACTCTTTGATAGCATCTCTACGTAGCTTATTGATCTTATTCTGCTCAATAGCTTCTGCCTGCTTATTGATTAAGAGATAATCCTTGCTAGCTGCAAGTTTATCAAGAGATGTAGCAACACGCTTATGCCCTGTAAGGAACTTGATAATCATTTCTTGTCTTGGATATGTATCATCAAGTAACAAAGGTCTGGAACCTATCTTTACTACAAAGTTATCCCAGTAAGGACTATTCTTAGCAAGAGTTCCTTCTGCAAGACCTAATACTTTCTCATAGTGTTTCTCATCTTCTGGGGTGAGACCCGTATATATCGACCCGGAACGAGTAAGGTAGGGAGCAATGTAATCGAAACATGCTTTGTATTTTATAAGACCCGCCCAGGGATTTTTCTTCATTATTTTTAATTCAACTACCATAATTTAAAATTAGTATGTTGTAACGTCGGTCGTTGGGGAATAAACCCCAACTCGATCGTTAATTATTATATATTGTTTTAGGCAGCTACGTTGTAGTTACCATCGTTCAGAATGTCTGTGTCTTCAGCATCACAATACAGAATACCACAAGACAGCGGGTTACGAAGCATTATACCCTCCTCACCAAGGAAGTGTACCTGATAACCATCACGGCTGTTAGAACGTACTGTGTTAATGCTGTTGCTGTATCCAGAAGGTGTTACAGAACCTGCTGTACACCACTGTACAAACTCACGACCCTTACGACAAACCTTAACTACATTTGCCTGACCATCACGCTGACCAAGATCAACAAACAAGAATGTATATGACATCAATGGTTTACCAGTAATCGGGTGCAACTGACGGAACATCTCCATGTTGTCAAACAATGCGCAACGCTTAACTGTAAGCTCAATACCGTTAGTCATCTTGTATGTAGTAAACTGACCACCAAGTGTCAACTCCTGACCAGAACCTGTGATGAACTTAGTATCGATAAGCTGGAATCCAGCTGCCTTCTCACGGAGTACACGGTCGAATTCACGGATACCCATTTCTCCTGTCAGAGCGATAAACTTGCGCTCCTGTGTACCAAGAATATTGTAGCACAGATCGAACAGATAATCCTCAAGCAGTTCTGTTGTCAAATGTGTATAATAACGAACATTAGCTGGGCTAACCTGCTCGAACAAACCAGCAGAAATTGGCACGGGTCTTCCATTTTTTCCTTTAAGAGCATATGTACCATCAGCATTGCGGTTAGAACGAGAGAACAGAAGGAACTTCTCCTCACGACGCTTCCACTCACGGAGAGCCAACCAATACTGATAATCAGACCACAAATAAGATGTCTTACCTGTTTCAGGATCCTTCAATGCAATAGCGAGTACTGTAGAATATGCATCGCCTGTAATATCATAAGAAAGACGAAGAGTTGTAAGGTTGTTACGCATCTTGAACGGAGTCTGATAGCTAATGATATCTGCCTCATCACTGTACTCCTCGTATGCTGAACCGATGCGGCTTACCTGACGACCAGGAAGAAGGAACTCACCTGGAATATATGCTCCAGCAAAACCGTCTGCTACATAGCACTCATATACCCATGTAGAACCATCCTGATAAGGTACACCGTTTACACGTACCTGATAGTTTACATTATCAAATGCAAGTACTGCACCAGGACCGAAGGCTTTCTCTTCCAAACCGAGATAGATAGGAGCTCCATTCAAACCTGGAGTAACTCCATTTTCGATTGCTGTAGAAGTAATCTCCGAACCGTCAGCCTTCGCCCAACGAATATTTACAGCCTTTTCCTGATCAACCATTACAGACCACTCATACTCGCGGTTCTCAATAGTCATAGTCTTACCAAGACCACCGGTGATCATATCAATAGCTGTAGATACGCCGTCATCCTTAGTACCAAATACCAAAGAAAGCAGACCGCTAATCTCGTGAGGTCTTGTAAGAAGTGCGTTTGAAATCATGTTCTCATCAACCAAATCAGAGAATTTACGACCTCTGTAAAGCTGAAGATTATTTAAAAGTGTATTCATAAATTTATTTATTGATTAATGTTCTCATAGCCATCTTGACGCAATATCAGCTACTGAACGTTTCTTATCATCTATATTAAAACTACTATGATTCTTAGTCTAATATCTTAACATTTTTCTAAGTTTTTCTGCAGCAGTCGTTTGACCAGTGCGTTTAGCTTCCCCGATGAGGGCATCGCCTTTCATTGTGAAATATGCAGACTCTATAAGGTTCTCTGTCATATTAGCGTTAAAATCTTTCTGATATTGTGTCATACCGGAAGCATCTACCTTTGTAATATAATCAAATAGAGCTTTTCTGTCTTGTTTAGGTATGGCTATTCCTCTAATACTATCAAGAGAATTTATTGTATTATTCAAACTTGTAACAAACTGTTGAGCTTGTTGCTGCTGTTGAATACGCAACGCCTCTTGCTCTTCCTGTTGATGTTGAAGTTGCAACTGCTGATGCTCTTTAAGTCTTTCTATCGCATCTGTAGCTTCATCTTCAAGCATGTCTGCATCCTCGTATCTTTCTATCTTTTTATCAATCTGCTCATCAGAGTAGCCAGATAGTTTTAAATAATCACGGACTGCCATCTTTTGATTAGATTCGTCCTCCATATCCATATTATCGTATTGTATGTTCTGAGACATTCCATTATAGAAATCTTCAAATTTACCACCGTTCTTGACATACGCGTCAAGTCGTGCAATACGGTCATCTGCATATTGAGGTTTAGAGTTCTCAGCAACTGTATCTTCAATATAGTTGATAAGGCCCTCCATTGAATCTGGTTTTTCATCATCTGCTACATCCCATCCTAATTCCTCTGCGAATGCGTCAAAGAACAACCTTACGTTCTGCGTTTCAAGTTTATCTGCATCAGTAGAAGGTTTGTCCTAATCGTCAGGATTATCATTTAAATCATCATTCAGATTATTTTGATCTGGAACAGGTGTATTATCGTTATTGTTTGGATCATTTAGATCCTGTGTATCATCGTCTGGTCCACCGGCATTGTCGGGATCATCTTTGTCGTCCAAGTCGTCAATATCATCATCAGACTGGTCTACGATGTCAACATCATCCTCATCCATATTTGATATAGGATCTGTTACTTCTCCATCATAACCAAGCTTTCTTAAAGCGTCATCGAATGTTGATAGACCGTTTTTCTTTTTTGCCATAATTATATATAATAATTAGTTAAATTAAATTGTATTTAAATTGCTGCTCAATGTGCGAAATTTCTCGCAAAATTGGCACGTTTGCGTAATGTTGAGCTATATTTTCATTTGGGTGCGCTCAACACCTGTCTAGCAAACTCCTAGACACCCATGTTATGCTCATTAGCGGCTTTGGTAAATTTACCTCTATTTGCCTTCTTTATATATATATCCTTACCGGAATTGTAATTGTCTTGTAATAATTCGGTTCCAATAAGTAGTGGGAATAACGACTTGTAAATATTTTTATTAGACAAATCGAAATTTCCATTATTACCCAACAAAGATTTTCTCGGAACATCTTTTCCTAAAACAACATCATTCCCTTCAAACACTCTCTTATAATAGTTATGAAGCTCTTCTTTAGGTAATCCGTTTGGAAGTCCTTTATTTCCAGGCGCCCATCTTGGATCTGATCCCACATCAACTACATTATTAATTGTCACAACATTGTTGTCTTTTAATAAATCATCAATTATATCGTCTGTGTTTTTATATTTATAATCGGAAATGTCGATAAAATCATTAAAATTTCTTCCTTTGGCATCAAATATTTTGTTCGGAACGCTCTCTGGTATGGTTAATTCATAATGACGATTACCGTAAGTATGTGGTAAATATTTGTTTGTACTTGTCCACAAAACAGTATTACCTATTTTTTCTGGAGTGACATCTTTTCCGTCAATATCCATAAACATATTATTATCCCCGTGAAATAATCTTTGTCTCGATAGTTTTTTACCATCATTACTCATAAGCTAAACCCAACTCCTAGGATCTCCCTGATATATTGTCCCGTCATCCATTTTTAACCAAGTACCGTCTGCTTTTGCTTTTCGTTCAATTTCCAAATACTCAGGCAAATGCGATTTGAGTGCCGCTACATCTTCGGCATCGTATTGTCCACCAACTCTAGTACTAAACCAACTTTCTGGAGACCAATCTAATTCCGATTTAAACCCCTATGTTTGATTTATTGGTTTTTGTGATTTGGTCGTTTTAGGCATTTTAAAATCACTAATTTTTCTATCAATCGTATCTTGTAGTTTCAATGTTCTCTTTTTAGCAACGATCGGTTTAGTAATTTTATGTAATGTCTCGTTACCTTTAATTGATTTATCAATAGCGGCAACCGTATTTTTTGCAACATTGCCTAAAGTCTTAACCTGTTTTGCTGTACGTACAGGATGCCTTATTGCATTCCATAAAAGTTTACCGGCGCTTTTAATTAAATCTATGCTGCCAGTACCATCGGCCATCATAGAAATCGTTTCAAGATTGTCTGCTAATTTATTAGTAGCCGCAGTACGTTTTTGTTTCCAATTTCCACGAGAATCCTTATGCCATCCAGCGGCAGTCATCACAGCAGGGTTTTCATTAAATGCGGCTCCTATTGCCATTCTTGTAAACCAATTCTATTTATTATCTCCTTTGTTTTTGCCATGTTGATAATTTGGTTTTACAATAACTTCAGGCAATCTTTCTGAAGTAAGATAATCGACAACGTTCTAATATGTTCTTCTTGCAGCATCTGTGTTAAGATTCTCACGTTCGTAAACAGTACGACTTGGGTATCGTCCTATATTACGAAGTTTATCAGAAGCCATAAGACCTCTTAAAGACCCATCTACGCCTTGAATCACATATTGACTATTTAAATTTTCTTTTACAAGTTTATTCCAATTCTCATCCGTTTGTTGTTCTTTTGGAAGATTTCTAAAATACTCTCCAAGTTCAGAATTATATAAGATCTAACTGGGATCTTGTGTATTTGTATAATCTTTTAATAAATCTTGGTATACAGGATCATATTTTCTATAATGATGTAACAAATCTAATTTTACATCCTCCGCAGTTTGACTATTTGGATTATATACCAACGACGGTCCTTTTGTAGGATTTACTTTTCTATAACCGTTTGCATATGTGATTTCGGGTTCGTCGAAGTATTCAATTTCCCCAGCTCCCGTTTTATCTCTTGTAAATGTAGAATCTGCAACAATTGTATAATCTGGAAGTATTGTTCCGAATGCCTTACTAGATGGAAAATCTTTCTCTATCTGTTCACGAATATCGTCTTTACCATCATCACTACCGTCATCAAAGCAATTTTTACCTTCCTTATATCCTTTAGGTTTTGGAGTAAACATCGATAGCAAACCGGGTCTTATAATAATCGGTCGATTTGTTTTTAAATCCGAATAAGACTCGTCTTTACCACCATCAAAAGAAATTTTATTACGTCTTTGTATCTTACGTATTAATTTCTTTTTATTATAGTCTTTCTTCTTTTGCCACATTCTTTTAGGCTTCTGTATAGTCTTCATATCCGTACTCTGTATTATTTAATGTTTGCAACGGCATCTGTCCGCTTGTCATTCTTTGGTAGGTTTGCATAATGTCTGGTAACGAACTCTAATATTGCGAATCATATGATACAGGTTGTAAATGAAGATCCGGTGTTTGTGGAACTATTTCAGGCTTTTCAACAAATGTATTATCTACGGGAGCTGGGTTTGTTTTCTTTTGTATCAAATCGTCTCCATCAAAATCTGATAATTTCATTTGAGGGTTTCCGTAGAACTATTTATTATATTTCTATTCGTTCAATATCCATTTCTCTGCCTGTTTCATGGAATTCAAATTCTTAGAATAATTTTCATACGAATCTCCGTAATAACCTTTGTTTTTAAGTATTCTCGCATATTTATTTGTATCAGTTTCACGCAAAGCCCCCATTTTATTTATAAGACCTACGTACGCTTTATAGAAATCTTCATCGTTTTTAAAGTTGGTATAAGTTTTACCATTATACCCGTATCCACCATAGTTGTTATATTTCTTAGCAACGTTTGATGTTCCATATGTAGATTCCCATGCCATTTGACGAACCATGTTATCTAATGCCGTAGTTGGTAAATTATGAGCTTTTAAATATCTATACAACCCTCTACGATGTGTTTCTACAAATTGTTGATACACTGATTTACCACGTTTGTATTCTGGTAGAGGTTTACCTATCATATCCCAATAAGACTCGCCAGTTTGTTTTTGTCTGGCGAGTAATTCAGACGGTTTATTATAATTGTGTATCATATGTTTTTAATTTTTCTTCTATCTAATCCTTTAATTCTATCAGCTGTTCCTTCGTAAGTTTTCCAAGATCGTATTTCTAACAATTCACATACTCCCATTTATATCCTTTATAAGTAAGTCTTCCCTTCATATGACGACATACTCTAGATATAGGAGCTGTTGATTTTATACCATAATATTGTGATATTGAAGATACACTATCCCAAATCTTTACAAACTCTCCATCTAATGTATACTGTGCTACTTTTCGTCCTCCAGCTATTCGCAATCTTTCGTTTCTTGTACCATAATTCGCATTATATTTTGGATCGCACCATTCTAAGTTGTCCGCATTGTTATTACATCTAGATTCATCTTTATGATTCACAAATGGTAGATTATGTGGATTCGGTATAAATGCTTGGGCGACAAGTCTATGTACTGGTTTTATCACCCTATTACCTTTCGATATTTGTAAATACACTATCGGATAACCGTTACAATTCAAATATTGTTTTACCGGTCGTTCTTTGTACAATTTTGCTTTTCCTAAAGGATTAGTTTTTGATGGAGTAATTTCAGTGTAATGTTCGTTCATTTTAACATTTCCTAAATTAGATACCGAGTACTTTCCATTAGTACCTTCTATGATTTTCCACTCTTCTTTCATGATAATTATTATTTTTTATGTTCCCCAGATACTGGATTTTTTAAAGCTGTTTTGGCTTTAAGTTCTTCTCTTTTATATGCCGCATCATCCTTCTGTTTTTGTAATGACGTTTCGTGAGACATCTTATCACGCTCCAGTCGAATTTTAGCATTTTCGATTTCTCGTTTTTGTTTAGACTCGTATTGTCTATCGTATGATTCCATTTGAAGCTTTTGGTGTTCCAACGCCTGTTTACCGATTTCCATCATGTCTGGTATTCCGTTCATATTTGCGTCCTTGTCTTCTGTACCACGGTAAGCACTAATTTCAGCTACAGCAATCTTAGTAGCGTTGTCTTGATCTATCTGATAACGTGTAAGATCCATCTGTGCCTCTTGCAACATAAGCTCTTGTTCTTTAGCTTGATTCTGCATTTCTTGAATCTTCTGTTCCTGTTCTGCTTGTGCCTGTTGTTGCTGTTGTACTTGCTGCTCTTGACGAGTCTGCATATCCTTGAGTTTCTGCTTAATGATGTTGAAATTATCATTTGTAAGAATCTCAGCAGCTTCTAATAGAGATGCTCCATTCTGCATAGCTGGCTGTATAAGCTGTTGTAACTTCTATATATTTTCAAGATCTTTTGATGTATCTGATACAAATACATCCATATCCTCATAATAGAATTTATTTGTTATGTCTATAAACGCTCTTTCTCCGTTATCGAAGATGTATTGTAATTTATCTTTACCAGTTTCTTGCCAAGCTCCTTTTGCAGTATTTAGCAACATATTTAATACGTGACGCTTTACTTGAGCGTGTACCCAGAATAGAGGTTCTGTAATGTGTGATGATTGTGTAACGCTACGTTCCACATTTCCTACAAGTTCTGTAGAACTAATTGCACCTTGACGTTGTTCTGTAATACCAGATATGGTCCCCGCAAGTTGTTCGATTTTATCCATCAACTGTATATATTCAGCTATAACATTTGACATTGTAAGATCGAGAGATGTAATCTGATTGAACTGACTCGGCTTTCCTCCTTCACGATTCGGAATATTCCAACCCGTATCAAAAGGATTTATAAAGTTAACACCAACACTTGAAAGATAATGCATCCATTTATCAACAGTAATACCCATAGATTTAGGTATCTACGTAACATCCATATTTACAACCTTACCTTTATCTCTAGCTATCGCAAGTTCCAATCTATACCACAATACTATATACATATATTGTAGAGGTTTGAGAATACTAACAAGAGATCTCGGTCTACTGTTTGTATTGCTGTATATAGCTCCACAATACGGAAGCTTTTGACTGTTAGGATTATCTATGCTCACATGCTGATATTCAATAGGTTGTATACCAAAAAACAGATCGTTGCTACACCTATATCCTTCCCATACTTCAACTATCCAATCCGGTTCAATAGAAATTTCAGTACCTGTAGGTTGGTATGTTTCGTCAACTATATTTACCTACATTTGACCTTGTTCGTCTTGTGTAGTGACATAGTTAATACGCTTAAAAGATTTCCAGCAACAATGCCATACATTTACATTGTGATTACCTTTTTCGTCATATATAGGATTGTCATAGAAATGTAATTGTATACCTCTGAAATCATCTCTTGGACCATGTTCTCCAAGATTATTTGCAGGTACAGCATTTATCATTTCTTCAAGTTTGTTCAAATCTTTTTCTGTGAGTTTGTCATAATACCTATCATAAACTTCGGTGATAGGTAAACGCATTCTTCTACAACACCAAGCGCCGTCTTCTATAAATTCAAGATCCGGGCTTCTATCGTATGAAAAATACATAGGGTTAACTCTCTCCATATATGGTTCTGAGTTAAGTACACCAACATAATACACTTCTTGACCGCTAATGAGCGCATCTTTCCAGCCTTTGATAAACTCGTTATCGATGCCTAATTTTTCTCTTAAATACGTAAGTGTGTGATATGCGGTGTTTTCTACTACATCTTTGTAGTCTTTGTCCATATATTTAGCAATTTGTTCAGGTGGCATTATTTCGCCGTTTTGTAATTGTTCCTGAAACTGTTGCTGTTCTTCTGGACCCATTTGTGCCATTAATGCTGATTGCATATATTGCATTAATAACTATTTCTACGTCTCCATTAACTCAGATGTTGCTTCCTGTGATGTTCGTACAACTCTAAAGTTTAATGGTCGTTTAGTTTCTTCTCCGATGAGAAGGTCTATTTTGGGTCTGATGATATTAAAATCCTAAGGTGTTGCAGGAAAACCTTCTTCTACCTTAAATGGATTTGTTATCTTTTTAAAATCCTTCTCATCGAATATACTATTATACAGATTATAATAAGTCTGCATCTCTCCATGTGCAGTATGCGTCTATCCCCCTGAAACGATATTGCCTTCGCCAATAATATAATTTACGCAATCGTGCTGCCATTTTTCATTTTTCTTCGATAGCAGTAATTTCTGCTAAGGGAATCTCGAATTATATAAATTATCTTCTACCATTGATTAAAAACTAAATATTGGCAAATCATCTTCCTGCGGACCATCGTCCCACCACTAATCGCTAAATAATGGCTTTTCGAAGAGTTCTACCTACTTATTCTACTCTTTAGCACTTGATACTTTTACTTGATATAATTCTTCTCTATAAATCATGACCATGCATAGTGCTATAACACGGTCCACATTGCGAACCTAATCGTCCATTATTAACTCTTCTATCAACGGTTCGCTAAATATACGTTCAATATTTGGATGCCCTGGTTCATATTCTTCCATCATCCATTCTAATATCAAACCTTCACCATACGCCCTTATCTATTTTGTCATATGGCAACCTTTTCTACGTTGTACTGTAGAATTCTTAAATAATTCACTGATTACTTTATCTGGCTAATCGGCTAATAAGTAATCACAATGTTTGTTTGTAAAATATGGATATATACCTTTACGTTCGTTCTCAAATAACAATCTCGCATTATAGAACAATAGTAGTTTACGAACGTTTTCATAGTATTCTTCCGCTGTATCCGGTCTTCCAGAATACTCAGCTACTATTACATCTGTCCAAGCTTCTCCTGCTTGAACACGTTTAAATATAAATGTTGACCCTAATGAGTTTGTAAACGATTCGTCGTGATCATCAATTTGTTATCGCTAAGTTTTTTATCTTAACTTCTACATGTCCCCATGTAGTTCAGCATATATCATCACCAAAAATGGTGTCGAGCACTCGTGGGAGAATTATATTTATTCATCTCCTATGCGTTACACTGTCTTACAGCCTTTCGCAATCTGTAAGATTAGCACGGTGTTTTCTGTTCTAGACTTTCACCGTTTTTGCTCGATTATACCCCGCTGATGTGTTAACGGGTCGCAGTTGTGTGTTAAAATGTTTCTACACATAAATGTATGTGTCTCACATTCAAAATTATATACAACTCCTGTGTATGACGAATCATTTACATTCTAAATTTTTAACAGTGTTTTATCATCTGCGAATTTCACATCCATTCTATCATATGATGTGTACTCAGCAGTACTTAATAATTTAATTTTTCTGCTGTTAAATATAGGAAATAGTGCTAAAGATATCTGATGTGATCTACTTATATTTATTCTATATGATTGTTGCGAATGAACACCTTGTTTGTTTGTAGTTTCTTTTTGATGTATTACGATACTATTTGCGATACCCATTCCAAAAAGCATATCTTGAACATCTTCTAGAAGTTCTAAGTTCACACTTGTGAAGTTTGTTCTTACTTTTCCATTATCTAAAAATACAGAACCATCAGAATCGAGATACCCTTGTAAGAAATGCAATTTGTAATTGTATGGTAGTTTTTTTATACATTCTGGAATTCTCTTGTTGTGTGCGTTTGTTCCAAATAAAGATTTAAGTTCCTAAAATAACCGTTTGTCTGTAAATCTCCGAGTCTCTTCTCTATCTTTATGCACATGTATACATTTTCTATCGAACAACTCCGCAACAAGTTGATCATAAAACTATGCGAGATCTGTTTCGTTCTTTCCGATAGACAAATATATGTCATGAGAATTTCCGTTTTTGTTACAAAATCCATCTCCTAACCACAAGCCGTAAAAATAATACAATTTTGCAAGACGATCGTCATCTTCAATACAGTCTATTTTATACGTATTTGGTATTTCCAGCCAATCTCCCTACTTTACATTTTTGGCTTTTACAAAGCCTTTATTATGTATCCATATAGGATGTTCTCCGGTAAACGTTGTAGTTCTAAACGAACCATACGGTTTCAATGTGAAAATAGGTTCGTTTACCTTATCATACCTCTAAAGGTTTTTTATTTCTACAAACTTTCCATCTTTGTTTATAAGCTTATCGTCTAAAGTAACATCCTCAACATTTATCAATCCACGCTACGTACAAACTTTTTCACCAGGTGTCAAACAGCCTCCTATGTATAATCCAAATGGAGGATCCTTTACTGGGTACTCCCATATCACAACGGATCCTGCAGGCTTCTAATCTTTCTTTAACGGATAGTTTGTAATATCGCCTGTTTTCTTTTCTGTAGCTATTACGTTACCATTTCCGTCCCAACTAAGATCTACAATATGCTTCATACTTTGAAGCTTCTTATTTGTACGTAAACGTGTAAGTTGGTCCATTAAAAGTTTACGTGGAAATATATTTTTACCAAGCTCCAATACAGCTTCTTGTGGCTTTATAGGACGCTCGGATATAAACCTGTCTATAGACTATTGGCTAGCTCCTCCGTCTTTAATAATATTACGTTGCTTTATAAGTTCTTCAATAGTTTTTTCACGAAAACTATTTCCGTCTTCATCCATGTAGATATACTTACCGTCTTCATCAAAAGATTCAAGATTACTCCAAGCTGGTACAAAGAAACCACATTCTGTCTATTCTGCGTTGTCGTCCCAAATATTTGGGAACGAAAGCACGTTATAAGCTTTTGGTTTATAAAACAACTCCTTCAATCCGTCAAACGAAGCTCCTTCAGTACCTCCTGTACCAAAACTAATCATTAATCCGAATGCTACACCATCGTCCGTCTCTACTGCAGGTTGTTCAACACGCCAAGCATCTAACAAGCTTGGGAATTTTCCACTCTCCTCCCACAATACTAATCTACCACGGGTACCACGAATACGTTCTGGGTCATTTTTAAGAGTGATTCCTGTAATGCTCGATAAATAACCCTATTCTGTCTATTTACCAAACTCGTCAGTAACTTTATAACCAGACACACGTTCCATACGAGTAGACGTCAAACGCTACTTCGCCCACGCTGTATTCTTATCTATAAAGTCCATGATCTGCCAAGCTTTTGTTAACAAACCGTCACCGACTAAGAATTTCTGTTCAGAAGCCACTGCAAAGTTCTTGGATCCTGGAATAAGCTCATAATTACGAACTAACATCGCAGCTCCTTTAAAACTATAACCTCTCTGACGACATTTTAATACCGCCATGTGTTTACCGACAGTTTCAGCTTCTTCTACAGCATTAAAATAATAATAATCATAATCCCAGAACTTAGGGAAATCAAATATACGTTCTCTTCGTTTACGTGTATCTCCGTTTCTATCTGTATATTCTGTTTCATCCAATCTCATAATAGGACAGTAATTAAGATAGAAATAATGATAGCCTGTTATTTGATCACCGTCTGGAGCTGTGTACCCATTTAAACATCTGTCTGTTTCGCGCTCCCAATATTTAACATAATCTGTCGTACCTCTGGGAGCTAAAGTATAACATTTATGTACTTTGAAAAATTCTGCCGCTTCACAGAACTTCTTAGTATTCTTTATATGCTAATTAAAATCAACCATTATTTAGGGCTTTCATATAGACCTATAACACCACCACCTTTTACACGACCTGTTTCAGCTTGTTCTGCTTTTGCTTGTTTCATCGCTAAATCTAGCGATTTAATAATACCACTTATATCTTTAAGTAGCTTTGATACTTTAGTTGCGGTGTCTATATCAAGGTCTTCTTGTGAATATTCGTTCATTACATTCATTATCGCCTCAGCAGCATGTTTTGAAGATGTGAGCAATCGCGTCATAGGTGTTTCTTGAAACTCATTGAAACGTTTTGCTAATTCTTTTATCTCTGCTGTTGGTTCATAATGTTCATCTTTAAAAACATCTTTTGCAACTCTCCATGTACGTTCTTTTTCTGGATACGCTTCGTATGGGGTATTCCATCTATAACGCCATATTACAAATTCAATATCTTGTATAGCTCTAGATTTGTCTTTTGCGTTATTGTAATAATCCTTGAATGGAGGTATTGCAAGTTCGTCTGTTTTTAGTATAATTTTGTTTCCTTGTATATCAAACATAATTACATTTTAATATAAACACGATAAGGGGGCACTCCAATTAGAATGCTCCCTTATCAATGCAGTTAATAATTAATTATGCATCTGCCTCAGTTGCTTGACCAGCAACCGCCGCTGGAGTCTCTGTCTGATCGTCATCAGAAGGTTGCTCTGCGCTAATATTTTTGTCTTTGTTTGTATTTCCTGAGGAACCGTAACCATTTTCACCACGATCTCCTTCGCTCAATTCTGAGGATTCTACTACTGTAATCTCTGGAATTGGTACAATTACCAATTGGCAGAATCTTTCACCTTCTTGAAATACTGCAGGAATAACATCTGTAGTATTTCTAAAAATTGCCTTAACTTCTCCACGATAACCGCTATCAATAACACCCACACAGTTTGATTGTATTAAAGATGTCTTAAATACACTACTACGTGGAAATAAAAGACCTACATAACCTTCAGGAATTTCTACAGCAAGACCTGTATGATACTCCAACAAAAGCTGATTACAAGCATTACGTACAGGTACAATTTTTGTACATGTTAAATCTAATCCTGCATCACTTTTGTAAGCTCTAATCGGCATTACAGCCTTATCATCTAGTTTTTTAAATTTCAGTTCCATATATGCTTTTTATTATTTTTAATAGTTACCCATGTAGGTGCTGCCCCCACTCCTCCGGGGTTCATAGCTCGACTATTGCATCCAACCCTAAGGTCAGCCTTCTCGTTTAGTCTGTCACGCTGCTTTCGCTTGCGCCTCGTCAACAGTGTCTTCCGAGTCAATTAGAGAAGGTTCTAATAACGGATTATTTATTATCCCGCTACCATCCAATATTTTCCAATGACTGTCCAACCAAAAATTATCTTTATTGTACATTATAGTTCTAGTGCAGGTCTTTACTCTATTGGTTTTAACTTCATCAGCCTCTATCAAAGCCTTGGCAGCTTCTACGAGAGAACCATATCTTGCAAGTTCATTCCAATCTTTATCATACCTTATTATATATTTCTGATTAGAATGTTTTTGACCAGACTCGTTAACTATTTTCGTAACAACACACCTTCGTATTCCAAGTATAGACGATACCTTTTTAACACTTTTAACTTCGTCGTATTTCTCTTCAACCATCTTTCTCAAGTCGTCTGATATATCATATTCAGAACTATTAAGCTGTTGATTTCTGCTTCCATATGTTGATGTTTGACTATGGCAATTAGGACATAAAAATCTAAGGTTTTCTAATCTATTGTCATTATTTATTCCGTTTATATGGTCAAGTTCCAAACTTAACGTTTTCCCTTGCCATTCGGTGCATCCACATATTGCACACTTATAGGGTATCAAGTTGTTTTTGATTATGTATCTTCTTAATACTGTACGTTGATGCTTACAATTTTCTTTTAGTATATCTTCTTTCTTTACATTGTTTAGCTTGGTAGTTTTTATAATAGCGGATTTCCCCTTGAATATAGAATGGTCTAAATTCAGATCATCCATTCTTCTTTTTATTTGAGAATATCCCCAAGAGTTTCCTTTAACTGTATAACCAAGTTTAAACAATACTTCAGATATTGTTGAACTTTTCTTGAGTAACTCAACAAACTGTTCGTCTGAGAGTTTATATATTTTATTTTCCATTATATATTCAATTATTCATTGGACAAAAGAGCCCGGCGCGCTAGCTAACGTACGCAAATGGGCATTATGAGGCACTTTAACGTCAGAGCCTCCTGACATGGACTCAATTACTTTTTGAATAAGTAGTAATTCGGGAATCGAACCCGACTTTTGATACCCACCAAGGATTACTTAACATGATTACTTTTTACGTGTAATCCAATTCCAGAATCTCTTAAAGATATTTGGTTTCTTTTCGCGAACTTTATGAGCGTTCGCAGCTTCCACGTCCATATCAGCAAGAGCTGAATTTATCTCATACGTTAGCGTATTGAAATAAAGATCTATAATGGTCTTAGATATAATATCCTTTTCCGCATCGCGCATATTATTAAACTTTGCAATAGCAAACAGTTTATACGCATCTGTGGGATCTGTAATATTTAACAACTTTACTGTAATAGTAACGTTAGCATTTTTCTTTGTTTTCTTAGTATTCATAATCTTAAGCTTCTTTTAAATCATCACAATCTGCACAACAATTTTCGCACCCTTCACAAGATAATGTTTCCAATCTACGTTTTTCACGATCTTCTTTAAATAGATTCATAAGATCTATAAGGCCCTTATCCTTAAGAAGGATTATATGCATCTTACCGTCAATCCTGTAAGAAATAAATATAAAATCTCCAGCTTTTACTTCGTTTGGATCGAAATCTACTACATAATCGTTATCTTCTGGAATCTTTAATGCACCATCTTGTTCGATGTAAAAAATACGATTTGTAAAATTCCACTTTACATTCATATTGCGAACAACGTTTCCAGTTTCACCATCCAGGTTGAAACACTCGTTATCTGTAATAATATTAACTTTCATGAGAACAATATTTTAAAGATTTGTTATTTTTATATCTGGTTTTCAATTTGAATTTAAACAGATTATTTATCAGAATATCATCTGTAAAATCAACGTCTTTCATTTTTTGAACAATCTGTTCGAATTGAAATTTTATTATCTGATGTACTATATTGACATCTTCATTCAGTTCTTTTGCGACTTGTTTGCAGATTCTATCAATCGTGCACTACCGCTACAACATCATAAATATTTACAATTTGTGTATCCTTGCATAGATCAAAATACTGTGCGGCCCTGTTGTGATACGCTATTGTATCTCCAACCTTGATATCGGTATCTTTGTATTGATGTGGGACTTTTAACACAACACCCTCTCTATAATCACAATCAACTTCTCTGGTTTCTGTTTTAGTTTCGTTGTAATCTACAGCCTCTACACCTTCTTTGTCCTTCTTCGGTTTCTTATCGACCGGAACCGGAACAACAAACTCTTTCTTTACTTTCTTAAGTGGCAGTGGCTTTACAAGAAATTTTGTAAGTGTGTCGTATTTTATGTGATTACTTACATCTTCTGCAATCTTTGCCTGGTCTGTTACTTTAATCTCGTCCATTACTTCTTAAGCGTTTTTAAATAAGACAACACTTTGATCAAATTTCTCAATACTGTTTCCTTTTCAACTTTCATGCATTGTGGGAAATCCTCTGTATCTTTATCGATATTTTTAAGATCCTCATTATAAGTGTCTATCATTTCGTCAATTCGATCGAACACATTTACAAACGATGTTTCAGTTTTATCTTCTTTCAAGATACCAACGTTAAGCAAACTTGTAGCGATGTCTTTTGAAATAGAACATGTTGTTTCAGATCTACTTGTAATATCCATATCTTTGTCTGTATTTGTATACTCGTGTGTATGAGTATTCACATACGAATTGCCGTCTTTGGAGAGCTTGAATGTATCGCCAGGCTCCATCCAGCAGTACGGCTTTGTTACTATCAATGTTTCGTTCATGTTAATTAATTTTAAATTCCTCACTATTTTGTGGTTTACAAGCATATAACGTAAATTTACACCCAAAAGGTTGCATCGGCATAAAAAATTTTATAAAATTGCAACCTTTTTATTGTTTACACGTTATATAAGTGTAAAAAGAAGGAGAAGAAGGGGGACTATAGGGGGTTAATAAGGTAGTTTAAGTAGAACTATATATGTAATCCAGTAATATTATAACCCTATAGTATTAATAACCCTCTATATTGTAGAGTAATATATAAATATACAACATATGGATAAAATAAACCCTGAATATTATAGAAAACATCCTAGTGGTGTAGAATGTATAGATATAACAAGACATTATTGTTTTGATATAGGCAGTGCTATTAAATATCTGTGGAGAGCTGGTCTTAAACAAGAAGAAGGATATACTTCCGTAGATAAAGAGATCGAAGATCTCGATAAGGCTGTTTGGTATATAAAAGACAGAATAAAGCAATTAAATGTTGAGAAGGCTACAAGAGATATGTTAGACAGAGTTAATAAAATTTTAAACGATCCTTCTAAAGGATCTAGTATATATATATATAAATAAATTTAGAATGTCCAAATGAAGAAGCAAAAGAAGATAATCGATAAGTATGATCCTATAATATATCCAAGATTACTGTATTGTTGTAAGAATTGTACGCTGAAAGATTTACGAGATCGTTTTACAACCAGAGATGGTTCAGAAATATCAGATATATGGGATCCTTCAAGTAAAACATTTACTTTCTATGCGCTCGATAAGAAGACCAAACAATGGGTAATCTTAGTTTGTATGGGTTATAAACGTAAAAACACTGCGGATTATATATCAGATATCTGTCATGAAGCAGAACATGTAAAACAATCGATCTTTGAAGATATAGGATTGCCTACAACAGTAGATTCACAAGAAGCAGATGCCTATTTAGTAGGATGGGCTGCAAAATGTATATACGCAACTTTTATAAAGAAATAATATGAAATTAGCATCACACAATAGTTTAAGTTTTACAAAACCACGTAAATGGTGGGAGAAACTAATAAATTTTACGGCAAAGTGTCAATCACATGATATACAGACGCAATATATAGACGGCGTACGTTTATTCGATATAAGATTACGTAGAGATTGGGTTTCTTGTTATTCGCATGATTATGATGCGATATCTGCTCACGGATTGATAGAGTACAAAAATATTGTTATTGCCGATGTACTAAATTATCTCAATAGTAAATCAACAAAAGAAGATCCTATATACGTGCAACTAAATCTTGAAAATTTCAAATATGATGGAGATCGAGATTATGTTTGGTTTAAGGAATTATTTAAAAAATGCGCAGAAACCTACCAAAATCTAATATTCTGCGGCGGTTATGTTAAACATCCGTGGCATAAGATTATAGATTGTGAAGATCCTACAATAGATCAAAAGAATTGGGAGTTTATGAATTTTAAATGGCAACCAACGATGAAAGAAAAGATCAAAAGGTTTTTTGCAAATTTATTCCACTTTTCCCCAAAATACTGGGCTAAAAAAGATAACCAAAAATATAAATCTGCTGGTACGTCTGCTGATTTTCTAATGTTAGATTTTATACAATATGGAGAGTTTTAACTTTTTAAAGACTGTTAGTTTAAATGCTGTATTATATTATGCTGATTATTTGAGCTTGTATCATACATATACTCCGATTACAGATACATGCAAGTATTTCATAATATATGGAACGCCAATAAATGCAGCATACATAAGTGGGGGATCTCCTGTATATGATGAAAGCAACCAATACTTTAAACAGGCGCTTGATGAGTTATGTAGCATACAAGAAAAAGCGGGTAGAACTGGGATGATCTCATTCTTACAAAACATATGTAATATATTTGCGAGAGGTTGTGTAAGTGGATCGCAACTATTGGAATGTATTACATATTATAAAACAAAACGAGAAAAGAAAGAAGCTCGTAATAAATACTACGAATATATGTCTAATATACAATATGATTTACAATATGTAGAAGACGGTGAATTAGTTACAACTAGTTGTTCTAAATATGTAAAACATATGGGTATCAAACCTAATTACAACGACTGTGAAAAAATTGATAGATTATTTAAAAGATCCAAAAGTGATTAAAGCTATAAAAGATGCAACCGAAAGAGAAAACCGACGTTATAAATCAGGAGACTACAATGTCTCTGATTACACACGACACTCCGGTGAGATATGACTTCCAAGGTTGGCCAGAATATCAAATAAGAGTAATAGACCTCTTACGAATATTAAAAATACCGGAAGATAATATATCTAAAGATATATTAGAAAAACATATAAGTATCTGGGAAGATGATGGAATGGGCTATTGTGGAAAGACATACAAACCTGTAGACTGTAATATAAAAGATAACGAATTAATTATTTGGATATGAGACTGATAAAATCTGAAATAGAAGATATAACCCCAACTAAATATACATTAAAGGATGTGAAAAAACAAATAGAACTTGCGGGTCGTATATGTTATAAATCTGAAGATAAAATAACAGATGATAGTTGTGAAGAATTTGTACAACGTATGATAAACATGGGGCATATGTCGATGCTGGAACACGGAACAATATACTTAACAGTGCCAGTTAACGAAGATAAAAATGGAATAGCGTATTATTTTATAATAAACCCGTATTCAACCGTTAAATTCGAAGATGGTAACGCATACATAACTACAAATTATAGAGTAATTATTGAAAACAAATGGGAGGAATGCTTAAAATACATGTCGGAACCAACAAAAAATCACGTTAAAAGGATTACATATAAATTCATATGCGATAGAGGTGTTTCACATGAAATAGTACGTCATAGATCTATGTCTTTTGCCCAAGAAAGTACAAGATATTGTAATTACAACAAAGATAAGTTCGACAATGAAATAACTTATATCATACCTACCAAATTAGAAGATAAATTAAACCCCGGACAATATACATATTGGGATGATGATTGGTGTGATTTGAATGATTATAAGATTATGTATCCACGTAATAACGACGATGTGGATGTGTTTTTACAACAATTAAATAGCGATGAATTATCATACTCATTTTTGATTGACAGTGGTTGGAAACCACAAGAAACACGACAAGTACTCCCAAATGCGCTAAAAACAGAAATAATTGTAACGGGATTTGAACACGATTGGGAGGCATTTATAAGACTCAGAAGTGCAAAAAATGCACACCCGGATATACAAAAATTAGCAAATTTAATAAAGGAAGACATAAAATGATATATACAGCAATAATTATAGCATGTGGACTATTAGGATATGTAATAGGGTATGCGTTAGGATTTAAAGACGGAGAAAGATGGAAATCATAAGTATAGGATTAATTATAGGTTTAATATTAGTTATTACGAGTATAAAAGATAAAATATGAAAAACTATATACTATGGAAATAACACCAGAAGCAGGACAATATATAGCAGCAGTATTACAAACATTAAGTGTTATGTTCGCAATAATAGTATTGCACAGGACATTATTTAAAAATGAAGATAAAGATGATGACATGTAAACTCATATTGGTAACAATAGGCATTCTTATAATGTTGTTTATAATAGCTGTAATAGGTTGGTATTTACGTAAAATTTAATAATGCGGTTTTAGAAATCTTTGATGATCGGGGTCAGCTTAGCTGATCTCGATTTTTTTATGTCACAACTTCGTTGTTTGCGCACTTACGTGAATTTACATTCGACAAGCTCAAGAACAAAAATTAAAATTTTATTTTTTTTATATAAATACGAAAACACGAAATAAAAATTTTTTATGATAAAAGTGCAGAAACGCGAAACAGCTGAATTCAACCTCCCCGAGTCGTCGAAGAAACGAAACTACCCCCGTGGCAAGCTTAATGAGTCGGCTAATTTAGGTCGTTAAAACGATTCGAATTTAATTACAAATAGAAATGATGAAGTATCAGCTTCGTCTTTCTACACGTAATCGCAATGGTCGCTGGGACCATCGCTACAGCGGGCTGTACAACAGCGTTGCTGAGGCGTTTGCGAACCCTGAGTTCGCAAAACATGTGCAGGAGCATCACGTTGGTAATTATCATACCATCACAGTGCTTGCTGTACCTGTTGCGGACAAAAACGTGTAGTAAGGCGTGTTGGGTTATGCCTCCCAACGTGTAGACAAAAGGCAACTATTTCTTTATTATCGATCTAAATGATATCGTTATGAGCAAGTTTATTGAAATCGTTGTCGTGCTCACGGTTGCAGCGTGCGCATGGGCTGTAGCCATAATGCTTGCAGTATGCACTCTTCCAACAACGTTGAATTGTGTTATACTGTACATTATAGCAACAATGTTTGCCGTTGGTGGAACTATTGCATTTGTGCAATTCTCACACCTGTGGCACAGCATGTTTAAATGAGTCTTAAGCCCCTTCGGGGCTTTTGGCTCACTCATCTCTCGCTCGCTTCGCTCGCTCTGCTGCGCTGTGTGTGGGCTAATTTAGACTCTTTCAGAGGTTTGACCGGCTTAACGGTCAACAAAAGTATGTTTCCAGGGAGTACACGGTACCTGGTTTCAAACGTATGTTAGTTATCGCTCTACACCTTAAAAGCGAACGTGATTACATTAGCGCAACTCAGCGCTTATCATGCAGGAGAGCTTGTCTACCAAGGTTATGACCTTGCGTATGTAAACTGCATGATGATGGTATCCAACCCATCGTCGTTATGTGTTCTCGTCAAACACATCGTTTGTTGCATCACGTATGAAAATGCAACGGGGTAAAGGAGACGCCTTCCCTACAGCGGTACAACGCTGTGAATAGGTCCTGTCTACAGCGGCAGGTTGGCAACATCGATACAGGGATGACCGTAAAAGAAAGAAGTCTGAGCAATCAGATGAGCACTCTGTATTTCCGTGATGATGGTGACATCTGTACACAGGCTGAACAGCGGACAGCCCGACCTGAGTATGTCGTAAAACTACTCATTTTTATATCTCTCCTCGCGACTTCGTCGCTCGGTCCATGCGGTTCAAGTCAGCTAATTTATACTTTTTCAAAGATTCGACCTTCGGTCGCTTTGGTATGGCGAGAAGGTTGTATAGGAAAGGGGTAAATGGGAGACTATTTTTCCCCATCCCTTTTCATACGTTCGCATACCTGACTCACAGGAAAGACTGTGTTAATATATAGCCAAACCATTAAAATTGCAATATTATGGCAAAGATTTTCGACTATTACGTGGATCGCATTGAGGTCTCTCATCCACGTAAAAAAGCTGATGCTAACGGACAGCGTCAGCCAGAGACCGATAAATATATTCTTAGATGTCATCTCGTATGCGTTAATTTTGACGCTATGCAGATATGGCAGACTTACCAGAACGATGGTAAAGCCTCCAATGAGACACTAAAAAACGCTGTATTGGCAGTAGTGAGTAACAACGGTCAAGCCGATGTTAACACACTCATCGCCAATGCTAAAGACGGACGTTACGTCCTGACAGAGCAACAGCTCGAAGCATTGATGTCATTCGGTCCTCGTAAGAAGGACTTGACATTAATTAAAGCTTGTCAACTTGTTGATTACAAACTCCCAGTTCCTATGTGTATGAAATACTCACAGGAATTAAACGGACATGCTGCAGGAGCCTGGGTATGTAATCCTAATTCAGACACTGTTAAGCTATTCACATCGTTCCAGGTCCTATGCCAAACATTCGGAGAACCTGACAATTTCCTCGCTGGTCAACGCCCTGAGGATGTTGCAGAACAACGCATTAGAAACATGTATTCCATAAGGGATGCACAAAAAGCAGGTGCTAAGTTCAACGAAGATGAACTGAGATGTTACGGCTTAACAGATGTTAAAGGCATGGACATCCCAACAGTAGATGTTGAGGAAGTGTCACCACTTTAACACAATCACCTGGGCATGTGCATAAACTGCCCTTCTTTTATGAAACTAAACCATAATCAAGATGAATAAAGAAACAAAAGAATATGCTATCAAAGCGCTAATTGAGGAAAATCCAAATAAAGTAGCAAAACGTCTATCTTTGTTGTTGGAAGATGAGTGTGTAGATACTCTGATACGTGGTGTCCCAGTAGAAGTTGAAAGCGTAGATGTAGAAGCGCTAAAGAAATACTGTACGAGAAAAAACATCACATTTACCAAAGTCACACACCTTGACACATGCAATGTTAGCATTGAATATGGATATGTTGATACTAATTCTTCACATGCCGATTGGCTAGATTTCAGTATAAAAGAAGCTGAAGAAGCAGGTATTTGTAAATTTAAATACGTATAATATGGACAAAGACGACAAAGAAGCTTGGACGGAAACATGGATTCCTCTAAGCACAATCATATTAGTATTCGTACTAATGTGGTTAACAGCGATTCTTTCTGGATGTACTTCAGAGAGCGAGGTAACAGCCCTCGAAAAAAAAGTTGAGCATCAACAGCAAATAATTGATGCTTATGAAGAGTTTAGAACAATCGCCGTAAAGGTCTACATCAACCAAGTAGACAATACAGGAGATGGTTTTGATGAATCTGACGATGGGGTAGACTTTTGGCTATCCTGTCAAAAAATTGACGACATAACACATAAGAAACCATAGACATAGTTGGTAAAAATACACTGGTTCGTGAGAATAGGTGTATTTAAAAATCCCTGATGAGTCTTTGAAAATTAAGACGAAACACAGTAGTGTCGGATTAGGAGCCATTATATATTTTAGATGTTAAACATTATATATACATCGGTTTGTGAAAATAGATGTATATTACGGGTTGTAGTGTAATTGGGAACACAACAGATTTTGGTTCTGTTATTTCAGGTTCGAGTCCTGACAGCCTGACGCTTACATTTTATTAGACATGTAGGTATATTTCCATATGTTTTTACTATGCGGTTCGTGAAAATAGCATAGTTTTTATAAGATTATTCACTAAATCTAAATAAATATGCATACATTATTCTTCATTATTACAAACGACATTTGGTATTCATAATGTCAACTCCATCACGAGTATAAACTGTCTGTAGGGACCTGAGCATGTCCTCAAAACTGCTCGTTTACATGTGATTAATTAAAACAGCCATTGTGACAGTTGTAAGCCTGTAAACTCCGACTACGTTATAATCTAGCGCAAGGTTATAGCCGATAGCGGTGAATGTTGAACAGTTAATCCATACGTATGACACGCGGAGAGACGCGGGTCCAAATAATCTACCGCATAGCAAACCTATTCATTTAAGCGGCACATGCATTGACGTCGTGGAAGTGAATTATGTGGATGGTGATTTGTCGAGACATGTATCGATAAGGGTTCGATTCCCTGTTTGGAACTAATATTTTAAATGTAAGGAAGTAAATCGAGGAACGTGGTGAAATATAGACATGTGGTTATTTAACCATACCGAAAGGTGTATAAGGTGAAAGTCCTTGTCGTTCTGTTTGAGATTTCCAGCTTGAGAACTGGCCTTATTTAGACTATAGTGTAACTGGTAACACGTCAGACTTATCTGTTATTTTAGGTTCGAATCCTAATAGTCTAACACTTTTGTAAACTAATTGTAACAATATGTTTAATTGGAAAATATTTTTAAAAGTGTTTGGTGCATTCACTATGTATATATTTATTGCAGTCTTAATTTTTGTAGTATTAGCCATAATAAGTGCGATAGCAAGTCCGCTTATAAAAACAATACTGTCAACAATAGGATTTATAACAATAATAGCTACAATAGTAGCATACAAACATCCTTGAGTCTCTATTGAATACTGTGAATAATAGTAGCAGTTGGTTAAAATGAGAATATTGCCTGTAGAAACAGGAATTAAGAGCATTAAATAAAATCCCAGCTCGAGGGTAAATAAAATGAAAAAGCGCAAATCAATTATAGCGGTTTCAAAAGATGGTAAGTACACGGTAGAGGCGTTGTTTGACAAGAACGACCAACTTTGCGACATTCGTCCACGTGTACCAGGCACATTTGTTGAGGGACGTTTTCAAAGCGTAACTCAAGATACTCTTAATACCTATCGTGGTCAGCCATATGACATTTGTCATGACGAAGTGTTAATCAATTTAAAATGGATAGCAGACAATGAACAATACGACGAGGCATCGCTCGAAGCTGCGTATGCAGAATCAAGTGAACAATCCACAGAAGAAGAGTAAGTGGAATGAAAAATGCTGGAAAGTATATTTCAAGCATGATGGGTGTTCAATGAAGCTATTCGATAATCTCGATGGAACTAATGCACTAATACGTGCAAAAGCTCTTAATAGGTTATATAACGATTGGCATGGTAAATTCATTGTAACTAAATAAATTAATTATGAGGAAAATAATAAAACCAGGTCAATTAATAACGGTAAACAGAATAGTATATCGATGTAAAAAAACACCGACTTTATCATTCTGGGAAAGATGTTGTGAATGCGCTTTAGGAATAGAATGCGCAGAATCACGTTTACATTTTTCATGTGGCGCATATTGTAATTTCAAACGCCTATGTCCAAAATAACAAAATTGAATCATTATGACAAAAGAAGAAGCAAAAGAACTCCTTCCTATAATCACAGCATATGCGGAAGGAAAAACAATACAAATAAAAGACAATTATGGTAATTGGCATTATCCAGCAAATCCTGATTTTACTAAAGGTCCAGAAAACTATCGTATCGAACCAAAATTAAGATATCGACCATTTGACAATATGGACGAATGTTTGACAGAAATGAAAAATCATCTTCCATACGGATGGTTAGAAAGACCGGAAACTCAATACCAAGAACGTAGTCAAGAGATAATTGTGAGTTTGAACGATTCATATTTGTACATGAATGAATATCATAGTACATATGAAGACGCATTCAATAATGCAACTTTTGCAGACGGCAGTCCGTTCGGCATAAAGGAGGAGTGACTATGAAACATCGTGAGTTTAAACCGGAGCAATTAGAGTAAAACAGAAAAACAATAAAAATGGAAAATCAAGAAGATAGGTATCAAACCAGATGTGCTAAAACAGTAGCAGTATTATTAATAATCGTAATAGCGTTGTTAATATCAGCTAACAAATGCTCAGCACAATCGTACAGAACTGTAAAACCAACAGTTCAGTATGATACAATACCAGTAATCAACAAAGATGTAATATCTGTCTATATGATGGATAAAAGAAACTATATGATATATAAATATCAAGGTTGTCAAGAGGCCATTCAAGTTTCTAAATCTATCGTTGATTACATGATATTGTGTTGTGAACTTAAGTGTTCATGTAATCTCGCTATCCTCAAACGTAAAAAGGATGGTGTTCTCTCTCGTGTTATTAAGTATAAAGGAGCTTCCTACGGAGGCTCAAAAAATGGCTATCTAAACTTTAAAATTTATCAAAAATGAAAAGTAAAACAATAACTTTAAAAGTAACAAATCCTCAAGATTTTGCAGAGAATGTACTGGATGTTATATACAGTATTGGAGACAAAGGTGCAGATTCTATTCACGTATTACTCCACAAAACCGAGGACGAATTAAAAATAAAGTTTGAAGATGTGACAGACGAAAAGCTGTTAAACAAAACGATAACCGCAACAAAAGCAACGGCAAAGTTGTGGAATGAGACATTTGTCCGTATACGTAAAATGAACGACATTATAAAAAATGTTGTAAATCTTGGTTACGATGAAAAAGAGAACACAGAGTGCAGAAGAGCTGAAGAGACGCCGGTTTCACGCGGACGTGAGGAAGCTTAAAGCTATTTGTAAAACCAACGGTTGGGAATTAGGTCAATATGACCTATCCCATGCCGATTGGCAGTGTGTATTATCTGAAAGTGATTATGAAATAGATTCAGACATGTATGAATGTTCTGAAGAAAATGAGAATTACTTTCTAAGTCCAGAACAATATAATCAATATAGGGAGAAATATGGATACGAATATTAACCATCTGATTGAATGTATTTCAGATTCCATAAAAAAGAAGGGTGAAGAAATTGCAAATCTCAAACGAAATATTAAAAGTTTCGAAACTAATTTGGAGACCTATGAAGATAGGATCAAAAAGTTAGAAGAGGAGAATAAGAGACTTTGCGAAGACAACAAAGTACTCTACGAAGAGCGCATGAAAAATACTGAGAAATCAGTTAATGATCGTGTAAAAGCGGCATACAATGATGGCTATGGTGCAGCAATAGGCAAAATGGTAGCGTTTGTAAATAAAATAAAGTTTGATTCTGCTTTCAATACAAAACAAGATCAAGGCACTTTGAAAAAAGCACTCGCAGCAGATTATGGAAAATGTTATTTCAAAGTGTATAATTATGCACCAATACGCGACAAGTTGAACATTATAGGAGTTTTGAAAGATATTTACAATGTATCAGTCGATGAAATAAAAAGTTACCTAGAATCATTGCCCATCAATGGATGCGGAAATATAGTATTGTTAGACAAAGTAAGCGATACTACATGTAAAAAACTAAGGGAAGCTTTAAGGAACGTTCGGATTGAATGTGACTATTTTTCCATTTAAAAGATAAATAACATGAAACAATATGTTGGTACAAAGGTCATTATGGCAGAGCCTATGACTATGACAGAAGCACAGAAAGTGCTTGGTAGAGAACT